CTGTCTCCTCAATAGCATGTGTCATCAAACCTGTATCTGCACCGCCCTCAAACTTAGTGCGATACCACGCAGGTACTATTTCTTCTTCTGTAAACCCTTCTTTCTGATAAAGTTTAAACAACTTCTTATCCGCATTTTCTGCCTTCATCTCGTAGTCAAACAATTGGCAAGAGAAACAAGCTTGGATGTTGATTCCATAATCTAACAACCACTCTAAGTCTGCATTGAAGAAATGACCAACAACTCGTTTACGCCTAAACTTAATTTCTTTGATCTCTTCGGCATCTTTGTATTTAAAGACACCACCAAGAAAGAACATGTTTAGAAGTTTAAGAGTTTTGTCGGGTAACTGCCTTGCTCTGCTAGTAGCAAAACCGGGAGTCATCTCACCCCCAGCCTCGTGAAACTTGATACCAAGTGCTTTCTTCTCGTACCAAGAAATCTGCATAGTTCGCATGTAAGCATTTTTATTAATAGGATGCTTTCCATGCCACTCTGCATCTACTGCAATCAAGCTGTCTCTCTTGTCCTCGTCCTTCTCAATGCTGATGAGTTGTTGTAATAAATCCCAATGGTTGTCCACCACTCTATGATCTATTACTTCTGAAGCTCCAATCGTTACTCCCTTAGTTAAAGCGATGAAACGAGATATTCCGTTTTCTAACTGCCTACCCGCAGATTGATCTCGAAGCACTTGTCTAGGGTGAACTACAGTCATGACCTGTGCTTCTTTCCAATGCTGCTCTTGGTCTCTAGCAGTAAAGGCAACATTGTAGCGTAGTTTTTCTACTCTACCTTCCATCTCGCCTACACCCGCCGTACCTCCAAGCAAAGCTTTACTAACATCGGCACCTAGACAAAGAATGTACTTGGGCTGCACAATCTTTATCTCTTGATAGAGCAGATGCATACAGTCTTTAATCCAGACTGCTTTCAATGTAGTTTTGTAATCTGGAGGACAAAATTTAACTAAATTCGTTACATAAAATTTAGTTAAATTAAAAGCTTTTAACTTACGGAATGTTTCAATCAATAAGGAACCATCTGCACCCGCCATGCACCTCCTTCTTTTGACCTCTTCACCCCAAGGATTACGACTGATGATCATTACATCTGCGGGCACCGGCCCGCTAGGATCAATTGATCCTAACAAATGGCCTAGTACAAATTCTGCTTCTTTATACTGATGAGGTCCAACTTCTACATCTAAAGTAAAAGGAGAAACTCGTAATGATTCACGGATTAAACCCATTAATTCATTACTGTATTCCAACCTCTTTGCTTTAGTTTTTTCACCATCAGCATTTGTTATCGTTTCTTCAACCAGCTTGGATTCGATGTCCCCTAGACCTAATACATGTCTAAGAAACGCAGAGTTAGAAGGTAAAGGAGGCAAGCCGGGAGCTGCTAAAGGGAATACAGCTCCGCCTAATTGCACTTCATGCAATCGTTTTTTATACACCATCTCAACTGCTGCAGAAGAAGTTTTAACCGCTGGAGTAATTCCACCTCCTCCCGCTATCTTTATCTTTCGTGCCATTTCTACCTCTTTTTCCAAGAAATAATTACACCTTTATCACCAGCTTGCTTCGTAATATATTCACGAAGCATTGTGCGGGCTAAGGAACCAGGGTCGGTTCCCTCTGGAAGTTGCACGCTGCAAAATCCGGATTTTAACCGCTCATTTAAATCAGCTTCGATTTCGTTAACCTTTAACGCAAGCTTGTCTTTAACATCTGGATCAAACAGCAACACTCCAGAGTAATCTTTGAAATGCTGTCTAAAGAGAGTTTGTTGTTCATTTGTTAAAGTTGCACCTAAGGTGCATACAGCTTGAGGTCCCACTCGCCACACATCTGTTACCCCCTCGACAATAATACCTACTTCATACTGGGAAGCATTCCCAAGGTTGTAAAGAATATTTCGTCTAGGTGTTCCAGGTGCTGTGTAATACTTAGGCAAGCTAGATTTCTTCCAATCCGTCTCGAAAGCAGCTCTAGCTTGCCACCCCACCATCTGCTTGTCATGGTAGATAGGAATGATTAAACGATTCCTACATATGTACCGGTCACTAGTGTGACACCAATGCACATTGTAAAACCGACCAATCTTATCTGGGTCAAATCCTCGTCCGGCTAGGTACACATTGGCTTCATGTGTGCTTGGAAGCTTATCAATCCTAGTGACTTCACCGGGCCAGCTTGTCCTTATTTTTGAAACATCAACTGTTCGTCCTTCACGCAGCTGAGCTTTGCGAAGATCTACTAAATGACGGCCCACCAGCATCTGCTCTAACTCCTCATAAATATGAGCAGTTTTAAGCGACAGCGGACAACCTCCATTAAAACAAGTAGCAAGATGAAGCTGAGGTTTCCCCCATTGATTTTCAGATCCGTAGCAATGGTTAATATAACAACGAAACCTTGTATCGTTGCAGAAGGGACAACACACTGCGTAATACTCGCCAGCATGTATAATCACTTCTTTTGGTTTACCTGTAATTAAATCAATGCTTGTCTTTCGTATTTGCTTCTCTCCCACTTGCGAGATACGCACATTACCAAACACGGCTTTGCACCTACGAAATAAAGCTCGATTTAAAGCATTTTTCTCGTCATTGTTCATTGGCTCCTCGTTAGTGTTTAACTTTCATCTACAATTATGTTTGAAGTATCGGACGGAGCAGGAGTAGCACTTGCGTGATCTTCGTTATCAGCAAAATGATCAAAAGAAGAATCATTTACATTTGCACCCACAGATTTCATTGTGGACTTCTCCACAATTTGCCCACGGCTATCTATGTGATAGTTGTTAAGCCCTACCACTGAGTTGTACTCGCCATCTACACGGATAATGCTTGGAGGCACTCGCCGGAAACGACGATGCTTCGTACAGGCAATTTGGCCCATCGAGTCTGAATTTAAATTACCTATTACAAAAGAAAAATCTAAATTCTCACCAAAGCTTTTACTGCCTTTTGCATCAGTATGATGCAAAGTTTTTGTAGGACTTAACATTGAGTTAGCTGCACCGCTAAGCTGATGTAATACAACAGTATGGCAGCTAAATGGTTTACTGATCTCTCTAACAATCCGTGCTACTGCATTTTGATATGTTTTGTGATCTTCTTGCCGTCCGCTCTCTTGCTGTTTTAGAGTGGTATCTCTATCCACCATCAACCCAAGATAATCGATGATCACATTACGCACATAGCAAGAAGGGCCACGAGTACGCAACTCTAACTTAATCCGCTGCACAATCTCATCGATCCCATTACTACCCGCAGTTGGATAATCTTTGTCGCTACCTGAAAAATCTAAACACAGCGTGTGGCCGTTCAACCAAGTTATGGCATTCTCCACACGAACTCGTTCTGGTTCAAATACCCCATCTTTGATTTCTTGTGCAAATATCTTACGTTCGTAATCTAATGGGGTTTCTGGATCGTTTAACAAAGAATCTAGCCCTTCCATGCCCATCTTATCTAAGCTGGCCCGATTCACCCTTGCTGCATACATTAACGCACGATGCAGAATCTCGGGTGCCTTAGCTGCTTCGTAAGTAACCAGCACAGAAATCCCATGCCTACCTTCGCTATTCTCTAACTTCTCTTCATAGGATTGCTTTGCAGCTTCGCACCACAGCATGACTGCTAAGGTAGTTTTACAAGTACCATAAGGTGCCATGATGCCATAAACTTCGCCTTCCGCACTACCACCCCCAAGATACTTGTCTAAGAAACCAAGCCCTGTTGTGCGAATAATCCTAGGGTCACGTTTGTCCCAGCCAGTTTCAAAAGTAAGAGCCGCCTTATCTTTAATGCCCATTGTCTTGAGCATTTCTAATTCAAGCAGCGTCTTTTGCAAAACAAAAGGTAGGTCTTCTATTTCTCCGTTTTTGTGAAGAGCTAGTTTTAAATTGTCAGACTGTGCAAACATTAAAAAACGTTTGCCCGCTCTAAGTGCAAATTTCTCTAGCCACTTAGTGTGCACATCTTCCCCATCTAATGTGTCCGGATCGGCCGCATAAGACAGAAAATCCTCAAGATCTAAACGGCTAGCCTCTGAAATGATTTCAGAATCTTGCTCAAGCATAGATTCTAAGTCTGCCCATATTTCGGTAAAACTGGGTAGACAATTGTTTTCTTTATGAAAGTCTAATAAAACCCGATAAAGCAATTGATAGCTTTCATCGGCAAAATGAGCGACAGTCAGTTTACTTTTAAAATGAGAAAATATTGTTTCATTCTGCATTAGAATTGTAACAAATAATCGCAAGTGAGCAGCTGACAGCCGACCTTGTTTTCGGTCGCTTGGCATGTGCATCCTTTCTCGCACAGAAGTACATCGTTAACACCTTGCAGCTGAAACTATCTCAGCTGCCGCTACACGAAAATCCAACGGAACTAATTTCCCCAACACCGCTGTATACAGTTGGGGAAAGAGAGTGTAATCCATTGCCGCTAAAAATTCAAACTGCTTTGCTACTTTATTTAATTTTTCAATATGTGGATCTGTTTTTGGCAGACTTTCGCAAGTAGAAGTTGCAATGCAGTATTTAAATAAAGGAGACAATTCTAATCTAGGGTCAATCAATGCGTAATATACGGATAAACTAAGTGGATACCCATTTCCTTTTTTAAAGATAACAATTGCAGTTTTGATCCTTTGGCTTTCCGCAATGAACTGACAGCGTAAATCATTTTCTGCTTTTTTTAAAAAATCAATAACTAGTTCTATAGTGTTAGGTGCTGCCAACTGGCCTAAAGCAGGCACAGTCAATGCACTACCACGCAATATGTAAAAAAGAACACGAACATAATGAATAGGGTTTAACTGATTCATTTGCTCAATCTTTTTGTACATAGCTTGCCATTGATTTGTGGTTTTTCTTTCTTCTGGTGTGTCAAACTTAGACTTACCATCTAAGCTTGAAGCAGGCTGATAAGAAACCGCAAATTCACCTTGGCGAAACCGGTCTAAAACTTGTCTCTCTTGTATATAAGTGTCTTTAAACAATTGTACTTCTGTCGTTAACCCTGTAGCCTCGTTACCCGATGAAGCTCGAGAATTTGCACCGGGGATAGGAGAGCGACTAAATTTATATTCGTTTTCCATTGTATTCCTTTTGTAATCCCGAAGATGGAAAAGATTGTTCCCAGTTATTAAGTGCATAAGAAGCACAGCGGTTTTTTGCTCGTGTTTTAAATGTGTAATTAAACTGATCTAGGTAATCATGGACTTGCCCATAAGGTTTGTCCGCTGAAATTCTAGATACTCTACCAGGAATTTGAATGTCGTTAATAGGGCTACCGCCACCATCTGCCCTAATTAGAACAGCCAAACTGTTAAAGGAAACCCCAACATTCCATACAGTAGTGCATATGACTTTTTTAAGTATTCCCTTTTCAAAGTCTTGTGTCAGTTTTTGCCTTCTGTTTAAATCCATTAAAGGCTCATCTGCTTTGCAGAAACCTCCACGAGCATAGTGTGCCCGATCCATCTGACTTAACCCATTCTCCATGTATACTAAAGTAAAGTTTGGTAACTGTTTCTTTAGGTTAAAAGCATGTTCTATCGTCTCTACTGTAATTAATACCTGCGTATCGTCGTCATAGCGTTTAGCATCTTCTGCTATTCTTCGATTACGATACTCGTTACACCAAATACCCTGCCGTTTCTTTTTTACATCTTCTGCGTCCATACATGGATCTTGATCCATCACCACAGAAGTCCATTGGACTTTAATAGGAACCACCATGCTGGCAGACTGTGCTTGTGCGTAATTTACTTTAAAAATGACAGGACCAAACATGCCTAAGTTTCTAAAGTCTTTACCATCCCAACGAAGATCATGCGATGCAGACAACCCAAAATTACGACTGTTCTGCCACCTTGCCAACTCACCAGAAGCTTTGTCCGCAGAAAGCTCATGACACTCATCCCCGATAAGGATATCCGCAGTAGCTGGGCTATGATGTAAGGAACCAACTGTATAACACATCACCCGCTTGCCCCGAACATTCTTAGTTCCACCTACAATGCCAACATCTCCTACCATCTGGCACAGCTCTGGGTAAATACGATCTCGTAATACAGATACCCGCTTGGTAACCACATCAATTTTTGTTCTTGGCAACAAAGAGGCAACTAACCCAATCATGAAAGATTTACCGAAGCCGGGAGGGCAATCAAAACGACCGCAGCGGTTTGCTAAAACTTTATCCAGAAATTCCTTTTGATTTGCTCTAAGCTTATATTTGTTAATGTTCTGCCATTGTGGTTCTAACTTTTTAGGATCCATAGGGGATAGATCTTTAAATTGCACATCATATCCAGCTTGGGTAAGCGTGCTACGCAGCAGTTTCCAAAACCCATAGAAAGTCACAATGCGTTGTTTGTAATCGATATCCATAAGTGTGTGTTCTTGTACTTCTAATACAGAAAGACCTTGTTGCTTTCGCTCTTTTGCCTCGTAACCAAAATAACATTTTCGTTCTGTAAAACTTAAAACTGGCTTGAGCAACTCAAGCATGCTATCTGTCGTTGGGTCTAGATAAAGTGTATTCCCAGTCTTATATAATGTGACAATTTGTTTGTCCATTTACACTGACTCCTTCTTGCATTTTTGGATTAATTGATTAGAATGCAGCTGTGGGTTGGCGAAGCATCGCACCCGCTACACTTACCATCGGCTGGGCACCGCACCTAGCCGATGGTTTTTTAATTAATCCATAGTATTATTTTGAGATTGTCTTCGTGGATGTATGTTCACAATTTCGTAATGTCCATATTTACCAGGCTGCCACGGAGACAACCCTTTATACTTACCTGCAATTTGCATCAATGCCCAGAAATCTTGATCGTCTATTTCAGACGGTACTACACAGTTTATTACAACAGTTTGATTAGCCATGATTGATTCATGCAAAGACCAACGCTCTCGCCCATTAGCAGATTTCTGGTAGAAACAACGAGTTAGACATTTGTCTTTAATCTCCGCATCAAGCCCTATATCCCAACAGATATGCTTAACGGCTTCTTGATGCCTACCTAACATCTCTGCAGCTAACTTCATGTTTGCATGATGCCATGTAGCTAAAAACAAAATCTTACCATCTCGACCAGGACTTCGTTGGAACCGAAAACGACCTGTCTTCTTTTCTTTTTCATTCCCCAAACTAGGGGTGGTGAAACGAATTCTTACAGATAATTCACGCACAGCTATTCTCCAAATTGCTTTAAAAAACTGTCTTTGACTAACTTATTGCTAAAAAATATTCGAGGATCAAACTCAGCATGCTTCACGCTTCCGGATAACCAGTTACGTGCTATAAAATGCAATAACCGCTTACAAGTTCGATACACCTCTTTCTTGTCCGTAACATCGCAAGGAATGTCTAGTAAGAGAGGGCTATCCGCTGGCAGAGCTTTTACAGCTTCAACCAATAGCCGAGCCCTATCTTGTTTAGCATCAAGTTCTGCTGTCTTTTTCCTTATGCGTAAATTCCAAAACTTAGAGAACTTAGCAAAAGGCATTAAACCAAAATGACTGTTTAACCGAGTCAGCCTATTGGGATGCTTTACATTAAAGTACCAGCGAGGATCTACTATTGAAGCAAGTATATCCAGCACTAGATCGGTGTGTTGCTCTATCTTTAAAAATTGCCAGAAAGGATAAGTAATATGCTGCGGATACCAGTGCTGCAGTCTATCTTGTATTTTTGGAGAGGAGTCATAAAGCTGTTCTTGCTTTACCTCTAGTAATAAAAAATTACGATAGCTTGTGCTGTCTATGTGATGCCAAGTATGTGGCAGATTATCATGCGGATTCAGCACAGAAATACAATTTAACAACTGCAAACTTGAATTATGATACCTACGGCATATCCGAGGAGAACCCACTAATAAATTACCTTTTATCTCCTTGTTAATCAAAGCTAGGTACAAGGAGATAATGACTTTATAATTCTGAGGTACTGCAATCACACGATAGGTCGTTGCCAGCAGTTTACTTGGGCGATACTTTCCAATTACCTGTGTAGGTATACCTTCTGGAGTGTTTACCCAAGTAGTGCCATCGTGATCTATGTGAATACAGGTCATAAATTGTCTCAACAAACTTCACCCTTCTTTATTTCAACCAGTTGATCAAAAACTTTACCGAGTTCTTGTACATGAGTAATGACAATCAATTGATGGTCTGCCCCTACCTTCTTTGCAAGTTGTTGTAATGCCTCTTGGAAGAAGCTTACATTATCTGCATCTAAGCCAGAGGTCGGCTCATCAAGAAACATCATCCCTATATTATGCCCAAAAACACGATCTAAAGCTGCACGAAAAGCGATAGAAAGTAGAACTTTCTGCCCTCCGCTTAACTGTTTTGCCTTAACTGGCTCTTGTCCGGCAAAAAATACATTAAAGGTTAGGTCTGCATCTGCCTCCACATAGAACGGATCGTTAAACATTTGAAGGTTGGCATTGATGTCTCCAACCAACAATTGGAGGTTTGACTGTGACACGAGCTTGGGCAAGTTATTCCAATGGAATACATCTCCAGCGGAACTAACTGTGTCCAATAGCTTACGCACCTTTTCACGCTCTGCCATCTTAGCCGTAAGCTGTTCTAAGCTTTGCTTAGTACGAAGCCAAGACCTCTTAGCTTCTTGAAAAGCTCCTACAGATTTCTGCCAAACAGCAAGAGCTTCTTGATGCTGAGCTAACCTTATCTTTGCAGTCGAGACTTTATCCACAGCGGGCATCTGCTTAATTTGTTTACTTAGTTTACTTTTTTGCTCTAACACATTTTTAAGCTCACCTTGAAAACCTGCTATGTGATGCTGTTCTTGTTTAACATCTTTCTCTAAGTAAAACTTTTGTTGCTCTATATCAAGATTTCGAGCGATCAAAGCCTTGGCTGTATCTATGTGCTCATCGTTTACCCCTGCTAGTTTCTTGGAAATTAACTCAACTTCTTTTTCTACTTCTTCTAATTCTGCTGCCGCATCCATACAAAGTTGTTGGCAAATTTTATATCCCGCTTGATACTGCTCTAACTTCTTGTCATAGCTTTCGGAGTAAGTCAAAATACGAACAACTTCTGCAAGTCTGGTTACATTCTTTAGATACTCTACTTTTACCCGCTCAACATATTCTTTTGTAACTTCTTGCTGGCATTGCGTACAAAGACGATTGTCCGAATGTATCAACAATGTAGTTACTTGTTTTATTTGAAACTCAAGCTCATGCTTTTCTTTAGTCAGTTGTTTTTGAAGTTTTAAATCCACATAATCTTTATTAGGTTTAGGCTTACTTCGTTTCTTAAGCTCAGCCACTGCTACATGTTCATCGTGGATGTCTTTTTTAGAGAAGAGGTTAAGTCGAGCTGTCTTATGCACTTCCACTAGGTCTAACAATTCTTGAGCTACTGCTAACTTGTTTTTAAACTTAGCTTGCCAAGCTTCTCGCCTAGCCAGCTTATGCTTAGATTGGCTTTGCTGCAGCTCTTCTAAAGATAGTTCTAGCCTTTCAATTTTATGTTTTACTTCTTTTAACTGAGTTTGAGCTTCTTTACCTAACTCATACTGCGAAAGCAATAACTGCCGTGCTTCTAGCTCTTCTTCCGTTAAGATGTGTAGCTTGGCAGCTTTACCTACCTTACTGTGCTCCGTCATCGCTGTGCGAGTTTCAGTAATAGCGTCTTCTAGCTCCACGCTATTGTCCACTACCTCGATACTCTGCTGCCTTGCCACATAATCCATACATACCTTGTGAATGCTAGAAGCTGCTTCCGTGCCACACAAGTACTGAAAGGTCTTAGCTCTCTCGCTAGCTGTCTGATCCAAGAAGCTAAACATCTCCCACTGATTGACAAACACATACTTGTCAATCACTGCTTTACTGATGTCGAGGTAGTTAATAACTGCATCGTTTACATCCGTAGCCTTCTCAAACACAGATACACCGATCTTAAACTCGTTCTTGTTAGGTCGCAGCCACCTTGTCAAGGTAAACGATTGACCTTGGTGTTTCCCTATTACACGGATGTAACTTGGATCACTACTGCCATTTGTAATGATCTCGGCTTTAGTACCGCCAAGGCGCGTGAAGTCATTAGTCAACGCTGCATAAATTGCGTTAACTAATGTTGATTTACCCGCCCCATTGGCTCCTACAATACCCACCAAACCACGCCCAAACTTAACAGTTAAGCTTTGGTGCGGGCCTATGTTCTTTAGCTCTACTTGTTCAATATACATGGTAACTCCTAAGCATGAGATTTAACCCACTGTTGTAATGCTTGTTCGGGGTCAGGGCTTTGTAAAAGTGTTAATACTAGATCATGGACTAAAGGTTTCTCTGATTTGCTTATGCATGCGTCCACGCATTGCATCATGCCTATGCGATCTCCAGAGACAACTTGAACATCTTGTTCTTCGGACTCAAATTGTTTATTTTCTTTTTGCTTGAAAAACAAATGAGCTTTTGATTCAAAGTGTTGTTTGAATCTACCTACCAACTCGATGTCATTAGAGGTGTGCAACAAATGCAGCAAAGGCATTGCTATTTCTGCCGGTATTGCATTGTCTTCAGCATAGGCTGCAGCCTTAGTCAGTTCTGCTTCTGCCATTAGTTTCAACACTTCCCAAGAGCCTTTTGCTTTATCTACAGTTAAGCGAATACATCTACGAGAGTACAAAGGCAGAGCTTCTATTATAAGCTTCTCTGTCGATTTGTATTTTTTATCGTAATTCTTAATCAAAAATACTTTCTTGTTTTCTGGTTCTGCAATATTACGCATGTGCGTGCTACCAGGACTCAGCACAGTCAAATCCCCATGGTGATGAATCAAATTCATGTGGTAATCACCGGTGATTAGATACTTCACATTCGGAGGAATGTCATTGAAACACCCTTGTGGTTTAGCCATGTCTCCCATAAAGTCTCGCCACACTTGATGGCAAACAAGTATAGAAGACTCCTTTGCTAAATCACTTTTAAGAAATTGTTTTAATTTCTCTTCATTGTTCTGGTAATCGCATCCGGCAATTTGCCAGCCATCAAAAGTTCTGTTGTGTTCATGCAGCCAAACGGCCTTAGTGGCTGCTTGTAACCAAGGGCTTTCTTGATACTCATGCTGCCCTTGGTTATAGTAGACTCCAATACCTGTATCCGTTAACTTACGAACACCGGCTAAAAGTTTATGGATGGGTTCCGAGACATTGACTTGCTTGTCAAGGATGTCCCCTGCAAGAATGACTGCCTCGACTCCATGATCGAGGGCTAGAGTTACAATCTGGTCCCACGCATAATAACTATCTCCCTCAATAGGGCGATGAGTCCAGACTCGATTACTGAGATGAAGATCACTTGTTACTAAGATATTCATGAGATACTCCTTATGGTTAAAAATGTACAAATAGTTGCTATGCCCATTTGTGAGCTGTGTGATCGTCTTACCATCGCACAACTAAAACTGCAACGATTGCCGTCGGATGAACTAGACAAAGGTTTACTGCGAAAACAAATCGCATACTATGAAACTGGGATTGATTATACCGATCCTAAAATCTGTGACTTGATAGCAGCTTTGCTTGATATCAATGGACAAATGTGGGATGCCGAACACGACATACGCAAAGGATTAGATGAAATACTAGGGCTCTCCGAAATAGGAAGACGAGCTGTTAAAATCCGGAATTTAAACTGCATTAGAATTGCCATCAAAAATAAGATTACTATGCTGGCCGGACAACCTGAGTTTAGCGATTGCAAAATGAATCATGTTAGTCAACGTTCTAACAACTCAGATACAACTGAATCGCCATCGTTGTAGAACAGTGCTACAGTCTCATAAGTTTCAATCCATATTCTAGCACCATTCTTTAATGGCTTATTCATACTCTGCACAATGCGTGCAACCTCGTTACCTTTTTTATCGTAGATGATCACTGAGTTGCCTCGCAAGCTACGTCCTCGCCTATGCACAGCAATCACAGGATCATCTTTCCCGCTTCTAATGTTGTTCCGCATGTCCGCTCGGGATACATGCATCCGGCAGATGCTTGCTCTAGTCTTCTTCCCCTTGGAAGGTGTCGAAGTCAATTTCGTCATTGTCTGTTCCTCCTTGAATATGGCTTAGCTCTCCAAGAGCACCTTTAAGCCATTTGAAAAACTCTTTCCTTGTTTTCTTTGCCAACTCCATCCCTTTAGCTTCTCGCCTCTCGAAGTCGAGAAATGCTACAGACAGCAATAGTGCAGCTGCCTTCACTGTTGTGATGCGGTGAAACACACACGCATCTGAATTCCATTCATCTTCCTCTTCGTAATTCCTTACGATGGCATCATACTTCTCTCGGATGCGTCTCAAGGCTTGCCACGACATAAACATATCGGGCACAGCCAGCCGTGTAAACTGGTTTATGGACGCATCCGTTGCCAAAGGCTCTTGACCCATCTTCCTAATAAAAGGAGTGTCGGGTGCATTTAACCGAATCGCTTCCTCATTAGCCCAGTCAAACTGTTCCGCAGCCCACTGATATAATTCTGTCAGATTAAAGAATAAGTCTCGGGGGCTGCCGCTGTTCTTAGGGTATGGGGGTGAATTAATTTCCATCGATGTCTCCTCTTTGTTTGTATTTAGTAATGCGTAGTAAATGAGCGTCAGATCTAGTCAACAATGAGTAAAAACTTTGCAGATTGTCAGAAGCAAACAAGGTTGCCCAAGGAAAACGCAAAACTGTCGCCATTGCTCGAACAATGTTAGTGTTAGTTCCTCCTTCAAAAGTTGTAAAAGTTAAGCTAGGGTGTGCAGCAAGCCTAGTCAATTGTTTAGACAAATCACAATCAGCGGGCACAATCTGAATGCCAACATGCCGTAGTTGTAAGCTACCTTTTTCTGGGTCGATATAAGGAGCACACAATTGAACAGTAGCCAAAGCAGAACACCACTGATGTGGGCCATAGTCAGAACGAAAGAAAGGTAATTTTGTTAAATTCCAGTTTTTAGTTCGTTGCCAGGCCACGACCTTGCAAGGTTGTCGCACATCTTTAGGGATGCACGACAACGTTACATAGATAGGATACAACCACCTACGCACAAAACACCATGGGCACACTTTTGGATTATTGCAAAACCGAGTAATAGGTTCGACATCAAACCCAACTGGGCAACAGTTTAAAGCGTAAGTGTAAGCAAGCCGCTTTGCCGGATCTTCTCGCATTACTCGATAGTATTGCCATCGAAGATTTTTCTGCAGCAAATAAGTTCGAATTGCATCTGAGCTGTGCGTAGTAGGCAGTGTCTGCAAAACACAATGGCGTAAAAGTGCCAAAGCCGTATGCTCGGGTTTAGGTTTCAGCTTGTGCTTGACCACACCTTTAATGAACTTAACCTCTGTCTCTGTCTCAACGATTTCTATGTTGTCCATAACTCTCTCTCACCAAGTGAACTGGGTACCTAGGTAAGGCTTACGAACTTGAACTGCGGTTACTTGATTTTGTTGCCTCTGAAACTTTAACACTTTGCTGACTTCAACTATACTTCGCCATAAGAAAGCTATTTCCTTTTGTTGAAGCACTTGTGAAGTTCCAAAAGTTATTGCAAAGAAGTCAGGAACAAACAGCGTATAACCAATAGGAAATTTGTTATCAGTTAAGTGTTTACAAAACTGCTTTAACTCCTTATCCCAGTTACGAAGTATGTCCGTAATCTTAGCGTGGTACCCTAGCCTATTGTTTACAGCCTTATCATCTTGTAGTAAGGCAATGTAATTATTCATTTTTTATTTCTTTCTCTTTCTAGATTTTGATTGCTGCAGAAGTGCCATGACCAATGAAACCCCTGTTCAATGTGGCACCCATGCGTTTCAGCTATCTTGTCTAGTTTAGCCCATTCCTTCTTTCCAATACCGCTATTCAGTAAGTGATACAGTGTTCCTTCCGCAACAAAGACCACTTCTCCAAATGCCATTTCTCCTTCTTTTTCTTTCCATTGTTCAGCTGTGTAAGTTTTTGTGTCGATGTACTTTGACACAAACTTATCCACAGCTTTAAACAGTTTTTCTTTAGTTTTAGTTTTAAGCATTGTTGTTATCCTTAGATAGATTGTAGATAAATGCCTCTGTTCGTCTTTAACCGGTCTTTGGCTTCAACCTTAGCAGCAGCTACCGAGCTGCAGTTAAATTGATAGCCATTGATAATCAAGGTAACTTCCGCCTTGTCATCACTTTCTAAAATAGTTGAAACTGTACCATTGGGGTAACAGCGTCTGTAAACAGCATGCTTAACCCCATTGGTCTTTCCTCGTTCCACTTGCCATCTTTTCATTCATTTCTCCTATGCATCTACTTCATACCCTTCAAACCAATTTCCAAGCTTTGCCGTCCTAGCTTTCGCAAGCGGTAGGACAGCCGTCTTAGAACTTGTCTCAGGGTCGGAACAATGCTTCTGGGCTTGCTCAAGGGTTAAACCTCGATGAAGCGTCCTTGGTCTTCCTTTAAAGTAAAACCTTATAATTTTGTATCGTAGTTCCATAGGTTAACTTTCTTTAAAATAAGGGTGTAAGTTACAACACAAGTTCACAAACTTGTGACTTTGTGGTATTCTAATGTAATGATAGAAGAAAAGCTAAGAACGGCTATCGCTACTCTCCTCCACTTCTACATCACAATCTAACCCATACGCGCTCGAGATGGGGCCATCGTCTTCTTTTCCATTTACATACACATCCACCGCCACTCCTTCATCAGTTTTGCGGATTCGCACTGCAAATCCCTTTACAGTAATCCAAGCACCATCATCCAGTAAAATGTAATCAGGACCTTCGCCATCAATTTCCATTGGTTGTTCTCCTTGTTAAGTTTAAAGCTAAAGCCAGTGCCGGATCTCAAGGGGCGACACACATCGAAAAAGAGTCGCCTTCTTCTTAGCACTGGCCTTAGTCTGCCTTTGATACTAAAAGCTCACTGTTGTGAACTTGATCTGAGATTTGGGCTGCGGGTAATCCCGTAGCTTCTGAAATTAAATTGATTATCTTCTGCTCAATAATGTTATCTAACTTATTCCTATGATTCATTACTATATCTATTATTAGCTTGAGCATTGGTACCGCTTGTATCTTTATTGCTTGGTTCTCCCAAGTACCTTCTTCTTTATTACTCCAAGCCGTAATAAAAGCCATAAATTTTTTATGGTTTTTACTTATTTCATTTAATTCATTTTGATTCATTACATTCCTTTCGTTAGAAAGAAAGACAACTAGTTATGGTTGTCTTTCTCTATACTGTAGTAGAATAACACAAGCTCACAACTTTGTGAGTTTGTGTTGTGATTTATGATACGTATTGTAGGACGATTTATTGCGATGTCTACATTTTTGAAATTGTTTTTTCGACTAATTTAAGAATTTGATGAAGCAGCTTTATACCTACTTGAATATCGGAGTTAGGTTGAGTTTGAACTTTCTTACTAACTACTGCTAACTTAGGTATACTTGCTTTCATTCTCCATGCAGGTCTAGTTTTACCCGCTCTAATTGTAGACATATGCCTTTCAATCAACCCCGCTTGAACTAGCTGGCTTCGGTATATCAATACCGTTGCCTTGGTTAGCCCTGTTGCTTTGACAATGTCTATGTCGCAAACACCGGCATTTCTGGCTGTTTGTTGTGCGATATACAAACAAATCTTTTGTTTGCCTTTGTTGAAACCTTTCGTGTAATCTTTACGCATAAAGCGTTCCTTTCTTATTTTTTGTTAAGACAGTGAGGTATTTGCATTTCATTTAATAGTTTGGTACAGCGTGCTATAGTAACTTCTCCCAGGTTTTGAATGCTTTCTAAATCTTCAACAGTTAATTTAGCTAAATCTCCTATAGTTAATAACCCATAGTTTTCTAGCGTGTTAGCTACACGGACGGGCAGCCCAACATCTGACAACGATATAGTCTGACATTGTTCAATTCTGTCTTTTTCTTTTTCGTCGTCAGACATGAACTGCACCCAGAGTTGATCTGGAGGTTTTCTTCGTTTACGTTTGACTGGTCCGCCATGTAGTTCCATTTAGCACCTATGAGTTAAAAAACATTTAGCCACAAGCTTAGCAATGAACTAAGCTTGTGGCTATCTTTTGTACCTAAATTATGTAATTTATTTAAGTTAAACCATCTACGATTTGTTCTCGTAGTGTTTCTTCTACAGTTTCTGCCAGCTCTTCAATACCTTCGGCTTCCATCATTGCTTTAACGATATCATCTACTAACTCTGGCTGTGCTTCGTCATCGTTGTATCTAGGATCTTCAAAGAACGATTCCATCACTTTTTGGTTTCGAGCGTAAATGCTTTCTGCCACTGGTGCATTTATTTGATCCATAGTTGCTTCAATAGTATCAAAGGTGCTACTCCAATCCATCTTGTCATCTATAAAATTACATAACCATTCCCAGTCTTTATCATCTTCTTTGTCAAATAGATCTGCTTCCCAATGTGCAAAGATGATGTTTTTAACACCTCGTTTCTTTACTTCCATTAGCGATTTAATTGCATCATCGATTTTCATTTAGTTCTCCTTTAAGTTGTTTATGTTTAGCGCAAGTTTTGCATACCTTGGCCGAGTCGGAAAAAGTGCAAAACTTGCACATTATTTTGTTACACAGTTCGCAACGTTGTTTAGGCATGTGCTTATATAAGGTGAGCTCATCTAGTTTAGAAAATCGGATAAGACATGCATCGCAATATTCTCCTTCTAGTCTAGGGAAAAGCAGTCTAATAGTGTTTTCCCTATCAAGAACAAAAGAAGCTCCATTAATAGTAATGGAGCAAACTGTACTAAAATTGCGAAAACCCGGAGATCCGTTAATCTCCATTGCGAGATGGATAGCACCATCACTTTCCATGACAAGAAGATTGACCCCATTACTTAATGTCATTTTGTGAATACCTTTTGTCATAATTGACTCCAGTATTTAGTAAACCTCCTTGTAGTAGCTAAATTTTTAAAGTTAAAGTTTAGTTACACACTGGCTAACAAATTAGCTACTTCTCTTGGTGTTTCCTTTACCCAGAGAAGTCCATTAGGATAAGTAGGGCCCGACACTTCGATGCAAGTAATTGCGGTGGAGTACTTTGACTTTTCTTCCCAGAACGCTTTTACAAACGCAGGGTTGACCCAGAATTCTTGACTACCACCACCGCCGGACCCTAGATTAAAGAATTGAACTGCTTTCACAATTATACTCCTTCAATTTTTTCTTTTTCTTTAAAATCTTTTTTAGCTTGTTCAACTACTACGCTACGAATGTAGTCTCCCCAACGCATGCCTTTGTTGGCAGCAGCAAAAGCTATGAGGGCAAAATGCTCTCGAGGAAACAAAACTTTTACTTGTCTATCCGAAGTTGTAGTTATTTTGTCTGCTTTAATCTTTTTCATGTTACTTACTCCATTTCTTTGCTAATGATTAATTGTGCTTCTTTGAAATCTTTTTTGGCTTGTTCAAGTACTACATTACGTATGTAGTCTCCCCAACGTATTTTTTTGTTAGCAGCAGCAAAAACTATAAGAGCATACTGCACATGCGAAAAAATAAGTTTTATTGGTTTCTCTTGGTTTTTATCTGGTTTAGCTTTAACCGATTCGTTTTTCTTCATACTGATTATCCTTTTAATGTAAGTAAATTAATTGAAGGTAAGTCTGCAGTTGCTGTAAACACACTTTCAAAATCTGGGCATAGCACTACACACTCATCTGTAATGCCGAGACATCTTCCATCCTTTAGATGGACTACATCTACCATGACACCGCCTCCTGTGTCTTCGCTGGTTATTTTTTCTATGTAAGTCAATTTGTTCCTCCTAAGTAAGTTGGTTAAAAATGTCATCAAAAATACCATCAGGCCCTTCCATAGCTCTTATAGCATTAGATTGGCCTCCGCTCATTTCGTTCTCGTAATTTTCCCAGTTGTAGTCTGACCTACCCCCAAAGAACGATATGTTCTGATTTACAATTTTGCCTGAGCGTAGCTCGCGGTAGCATTCAAGGCATAAATAGTGGTAACGAGACGTTCTTAATATTCTGACATCGGTTACAATGTCTTTACAACATGAGCACTCAAAATTATCACTAGAGCGAAGCACAGGTTTAACATCCATCTTAGGCTGCTCAACTACCACTCTATCCTTTTGTGCGGCGGTCATGATTCATTCTCCGTGGTACTGAAACAAAACAGCGTTACAATGACAATGCACCGCACCGATGGTCATTCCAGTGTCATGACAGTGATGCAAGTGTACAGGCCATCTAAAGAAGCCTAAAGGAAATAATTCGATGTCTATTTGTTTTTCCATTACTTTGCGAGCAGCAGCTTTATCAAGTGGCTCTTCGCAATAACTGCATTTTCCTTTTTGCTTGCTGATATACTCTTCACGCACTAATTTACGCTCTTGCCACGTAAGTTCTGCGTAGTCAACTGGGAGCTTCATCATTATTCTCCTTGTTAGAGTTGTGAGTCAGCTACTTCGCTGCCTCCTAAGCTTCTTAGTTTGTCTTTCCAAACTCTGCCGTTGTATGACATATACCCTACAAGTTTGTTGTTTAGAAAGAGGGGGCAATCTCCCCAATTACCCCCGCCTAGACCTTCAAGCTCTTGCCATTCTTGGACCTTTTCCCTTAGTTCTTTAATGGCATCGGCTTGCAGCTCTGTGTTTGCAATTTCTTCTTCTGGGTTTTGACCGTGGTCAATATTCCCATAAGCCGTAGCTTTAAGCTTCAACCGCATTTTCAGTCCTTTCTTTAATTTGTTTAAAGATGTTCATATCGCAATCCAAGAATACTCCTTTGCAATTGTGTCCAGTGATAATGATGCACCTCATGTGCGGGGCTACGGAGTTACCCGCTGCATGCTCATGAATCATGCTGAAGCTAACTGGGAAGATAAAATCTTCTGGAAGTTCTGCTAGCAGCTCTGGGCTAAGTATTCGGTTGTACCCTCTACTGATTGCCAACAAGTTGGCTTTTAGTAGTTCGGGTTTAGTAAAGAAAGGTATGTGACTGTACGACTTAGTTTCCATTAGAATCTCCTTGTTAAAATTGTTGTGACCAATTTTCAGTTCCAGGTCTACCGATAGACCATAAATCTGAATACGCATTGTTTACAAATCTGGATTTTGACATTGCATTGAGATTACTCAACGACCAAATCCTATTTCTATTCCAAGCTCTAGCAGGGAGCTTAGCATCCCACCCACTTACCATATTTAGTCTTCTTATCATCTGCTACGCCTCCAAACTTGAGACTGTTGCAGCATTCTACTCCAACTAAAATTCCACATACATCTATTAACCCAACTCTGCTGCTTCATTGTTGATTTAAACCAGCTTTTACTGTTTGGGCTTGTAAGTCTTTGTCCGGTCCAGTTTTGAGAAAGTGCTTGTGTTTTAATTGTCATTCTCATTTTAACCAATTAAGTCCTTTCCAATAAGTAGTCCAACAATTAGACCAACATTCTGATCTAGTTAGATGTCCTATAGCTACAAAACCTTTCCAACTTACGGACCAAGCATGAGCATTTTGAGAAGAATAACTCCAAGTTATAGCTTTTTTAAAAGAGCTAGATTGATCCGTTGGAAATGTATTGACTCTTCTTATCATTGGTAGCTTGCCCCCCGAGAAATAGTCCAACTTTTAGATCCCGATCTAAAGTTAGTCCAGCCCCAAGACCAGCCATTCCTAGGGGTCTTAGAAAGACAACTAGACTTAGTCCAATGTAAAGAGAAACCATTTATATTTTTTCTTATCATTACCTCCTCCTTCTAGGTGACGGCCAGAGTGCAACCCCATAGTCAGACCATAGGTGACGATGCGCCCAGACTTTAGAGAACGCAGGACCAGAACCCCAGCCTCCAAAGAATGGAACACCAGGCCCTTTGGCAAGTGTTCCACCCCATGAAGACCAGACATAACTATTATCCCAAGATCCGGTCCTAGCCTGTATTCTGGCTATTTTTCTTATCATCGCTTAGTCCTCCAAAGCAAAGAGCGATGAGCGTGACAACCATTTAAAAACCAATGAGACCAACTGTACTCAAGTTGGTGTGAGTCCGTGGCAATCTCAGACCACATCGATTCACGGCTCCAAGACTCAGAATTAGTCCTTTCGTTTTTAGGTCCGAGTTTATTTGTTACCCAAGACTTAGATCCGGGCCATGTTGCTTTCCATATCATCTTCGGGTTCTCCAGCTATTTGAACGAAACCAAAGATATTCAGAAAAGATGCGGCACAAACCCCAACAGCCAGCAAAACTGTTTAAAGATGTTGACCAATGACTCAAATTAGTCCTAGACCTTTGTAATGCTTCAGTCCAGTTATTAGAGTTAGCAGTTATTCTATGCATTTTCATTGAGCTGTTCTCCAAGAGTAGGAACGGTTGTACCATATGCCACTACCTACATCGCTGTGGGTGCGCTGGCGAAACCAGTTACCTGATTTTAAATCGTAATGATCCCATTGGTTGAACCATGAACATTTCTGTTCTCTGTTCCAAACAACAGATATGATTACTACATTTGCTTTTCTTATCATCGAGAGCCCCTTCTCCAATCTCTAGACTTTTCCCAAGTATTAGTCCAAGACCCAGAATCATAATTAGACTTAAACCAAGACCAAGACTCACGCCATTCTTCTGCCCAATCCCAAGATCTAGCACAACCCCGAGAAAAAGTCGTAGCAGTAGTACATTTTGTTTTTCTTATCATTTGTCGGTGCTCCAAGAATAAGACCAAGGCTCAGGCCAAGACCCAGATCCAGCCCAACGCATAGACTCTGACCAAGATTCAGACCAAGGCCCAGACCAAGACCAAGACCTAGTCCAAGACACAGACCAAGACCAAGAACTAGCCTCATTTGTTTTTCTTATCATATATCTCCTTTCCAAGAGGAAGACTCTATAAAGTCCTCAGTCCATGCTCCACCAATACGCCATTCTTCTGACCAAAGATTAGACCATGTAGGCCAAGGTCTATACTTAGCCAAACACCAAGACATGTTCGTGTCCAAAGACCAAGAGAAAGATTGGCCAAAAGCTTTTCTTATTATCATCGGAAAGAACTCCAAGAATTAGATCTAATCTTTGGAAAGACCCACAGGTAAGACCAAGATTTTCCAAAAGGCGTAGCGGTAGATCTGTGCCAATGTCGTGTAAAGCAAGTTCCCCAAAAAGACAAGTCTGACCAATCTCTTGATCTGGGAATTACTAATGTTTTTCTTATCATGTTATCTCCATGCTATTCGCAGAATAGATAGGTTCCAGTTTCGTGCTCCCCATGTAATGCTGTAATGCCAGCGTCCGGGCCAGCCTAGAGATCCGGAACCGGACAACAAAGACGCAGACCAGTACACAGACCCAGACCAGTTACGAGATAGTTTTTCAGGAGCTCTCGCTGTTCGTTTGATCATATGTGGTGACTCCAAGATCTAGGAATGGAACCGACTACGAAGTTAGACCGAAGTCTGTTTTGAGGCCAGCACCCAGTGTAATTTTGACTAAAATGCCAGTTCCAACTCCAAGTCTTGGGAAAAGGTTTAAGACGAGACCAAGAATAACCTTGAGACCAAGCTTCAGTTCGAGAGTATAGCAATGTTTTTCTTATCATGCGTTTGTACTCCACGACTCGGACATAGGTATGTTTATATCCATCGCCACCCAAGCCCAACAATGAGACTCAAAATCAGTCCAAGACTCTGAATGTGCCTCAAAATTTGAATTTATACTATATCCCCAATTATCTAACCAAGATGATGATATATGTGCACTAACGTTCCAAGAGTTTGAACTCCTCCACGTTATTTTTCTTATCATAAGTTATCCCTCCAATGCCAAGACTCGTGTCTATTTTTAACCCAAGCACCAGATCTACCCTGAGACTCGGGCCAAGAATAAGATTTAGCATACTGATGAGACCAAGCCCCACCCCAGCCACCTTGAGCTACAGTTGGCTTCCACTCAGATGTATCCCAATTCCCAGACCAAGACCCAGAACTTGCAAAATCAACACTTCTTATCATCGGTATTCCCTCCATGCTGTGGTGGAAATAAATTTAGTGTGAGACCAACTACTTGACCAAGGTCTACCTAATCTATCAGAGGAAAAAACCATACCTTCTGTTCTGTAAGTGCCGCAAGTCCAACTATTGGTCCAGAGCAAAGCTCTGGACCATGGAGGAATAGATTTTATTATTCTCATATGCACTCCCCTTGTTATGCATCCAAGGGAGCGAAGCACCAGCGTGGCTGATATATGATTTCCACTGCACCTAGGGAAATCACAACAGAGGAGCCGATTGGATCCTCGGTGTTAGGTTGTTCTTGACTAGAAGCACCCGAGGTCTCCACTGCCCTAGCTTGGGCCAACACCAAGCAGTCATCAGCTACATGGCTGAGGATGCCACGGTAGTTGTAGCGGGCACAAAGCACCGCAACGGGTTGACCCAAGAATTGCTGAGCAATACTGGCCATGTTGCCAGCAAGGGTGCCATCGATATTTACCAAAGTTACTTTGTTCTTTACTTTTGCCATAATACTAATTCCTTAATATAAGATTGATTCCAACGAAAAAGGGAGCAGACATTCTGCTCCCTTAGGTAAACTAAATAACATTAATACCGACATCGACCTAGTCTGCAACTTTGCGTTCACGCTCTGCGTTGAGCGGATCATACTCTCTTTGTCTAGTGACACAGACCCAGCTGTTAGCTGGCAAGCGGATGTCCGAATGCTCGTCGTGTCCGACTACTGTTTCTTCTTTAGAAAAGAGATAGATATCTCCTTTCACATTTACATAACTTTCGACCTCGGGCCCAGTCCTGATGGCATGACTGTGACCAGTCACTTCTCCGAATGCAAGAATCCTAGATTCGTGCTTTTTCATATCTTTAAGATCCTTTGGCTTAGCCACGGTCTTAAAGAAAATATCACCCTGACGACTTTGAAAATTCCGCATGATAGCTCCTTCGTAAAAGTTAAGATTCCTGTGAAGGCTGGTACTTGTCAGCCTTCATGTAATTCGTCCATGCTACTGCTTCCAAACATGTCTTCATGGTTGGCGGTACGCATAAGAAGTAGTTCTTAAATGTACCATCGGGTTCTGCAGTCGAGTTTACTACCTTGACATACAAGGTAGGCTCGGTGAAAACCCTTGGGATTTCAAACAGAATCCTTTCTCTTCCAAACTGATCCACATCCTTGTGGATAATTTTAGTAGTAGGTAGGGCCATGATTTTGTCTAACCCTATGACCTTCATCCCTACATATCTTACCTCCGTATTTGGGTTTCGCAAGACTTCTTCCAACAAAACCGTTTCTGGCTTGGTAAAGAAGTGCGGAGGAATGCGAACTCCTTCGTAATAATACAGGATGCTGCCGAACTTGTCGGCATCCATTCCATGTTGTTGACCATTCTTGTACCAGATGATTCTGGTAGGGGAGATGTAGGCTGGACCATTGTCACAATGGAGCCTACCATCCTCGTTCAAGATTCGTTTAAGTGGCCCAAACCCAAACTCTCCATTAAAGAATTTGAGTCTGGAAGTCCACGCTTCATATCCTTGGTTTTTCATTCCAACTCCTTTTAGGTATGAATGCTCCACAGTGCGTTTGTCTCAAGAGTCACGCTGAAGGTTTCACCAGACCCTGGTCCATGATAGATGAGCCCACCATTGTACCCATAGGTATAATACTGGCTATATCTGTATGCGTTTTTAAATGCATACTCGGTCAACACTTGAGAGTACCCTTCATTCAAGTGAACTTTCTCGGTGATCTTGAGTTCTTCAACAACCTTCTGATGAGGGTTAATAACTCCTGCTTGGGCATGCTTGTTAAAGCAATCCCAATAGATTTCCGATCTAAGCGGGAAGTATGCAGAGAAGCTGAAACTGTGTAGACAACCATCGTCATGTAGGATGACTTTCTGCTTAGGTACACCAATAGTCACTGGGTCTTTATCTTCTGGACCAAACAACACTTGCAGCTCTATCCAGCTTGGATCGGGCAACTCTGCGTATGGTGAAGTGCTACTGTGGGTGAGATGTGCCATTTTAGTAAAGAAGCTTTCGGCTAACTTCTCTGCAGTGTCGGTTTTCCCCGCATGGTACATTGCAAGGATATACCCTGCGATAGAACCTAAGCGAGTTTCTCCATGCTGCGTGAAGTACGCCTTGCCTTTCCAGTGTTCTGCGAGTCCATGCAGATACCTATTTAATTTGGTGTTAAGTATTTCTAAGCAGTCTTGGCCATAAGTTTGCAATCCTAATTCACTTACTGGGCTTTTTAAATCACTCATCGTTATTCTCCTTTTTGAAAGGGGTTATTTCTGTAAGATGTTTTTCATAATATTTTTCATCTTCTTCATCATCATCTTCTGGTTCATTGTGATCTTTAAACTGCATTAGCTTTTCCATCACATGCTCTTGTCTCGCCTCCCAACGCTCTATGTTACAGCCTTCCTGTGGGTTGCTTTCAAGAAAAGCTCGCATCCTATCCACATAAAATCTAATGGATGTTCTAATAAAATCTCTTTCCCAGTGTAGGAGCAAATTGGGATTGTCATAAACTGGCTTGCTGTTATCACTCATCATCTTCTTCCTCCTCATTTTCGTTTTCGTTCTCAGTCTCTATTTCGATAGAAACTTCTGGGTCTGGATCAAGGTCTACTCTTTCCATCATCCACGATGAAACAGATGCTTTCATCGTTTCTAGGTTGTAGGTAACATCGTCACCATAGTCGTTGCCGTCACCGGCACCGCTGTACTGGTAAGCATCAAATGCCCATGTCTCCACATCTGTTTCTAGTTTACTCACCCTCTGTTTTCTCTTAACAATCTTAACTAGATCGTCTGTCTTGGGTGCCACTAAAACTACATACAGATTCCCTTCGTCATTTCCTCCACGAAACTCAAGTTCTATGGAACTTATTCCTAGTTCTTTTGCTTCATCATAAAGCTTTTTGGGTAGCGGAATAGGACTCAAATCTGACATAGCTTCTCCTTAGTTAGTTATCGCAAGTTTCATGTTTGTTAGTTGCAAATTGTGCTATGACATCAACATAGCCTGCGTTTGGATCTACATCGTTATGCCAAACGGCATTAACGAACCTCAGACCGCAAGAGTGTTCAAACCAATATTTAACATGAGCAGACAAGCTTTCGCCTGAAGAAGCTTCTACTCTGTTATCGTAGTTGTTGCGAAAGAAATCTGCTTTTACCTCGTCCATAGCAAGGTAAATCTTATGGCAGCCATCCCATGCTGCTAAAATTGCGTTTTTGCAATATTCCGGAAGGGCATCATAGCCTTCATCTATGTCGTCAGAGTTGTGCACTCCATACTCATTTTGATCCATGTTCGTTCTCCTTAGTTAATTTTTAAATCACTTTCAATACTTTTCTTAGCTACCCTAAGCATCCAGTCTTTAGGGTTTTCTAAAATAGGTTGAAGCCAATCTTGGACTGTTGGGATGAACCCACAATCTTCTTCTACATGTTGCTCTGCAAGCGACTTGATTGGTACTTTCTTTTCTTCGCTGTTGCGAAGCGTGCTGCCAAACTTCTTCACTGCCCATTCCACGCCTGCAGCATGATGGCGCAAAGCTCGATGAGTCCAGTTGCCTGTAAAGGCTTTAGTCTCATCAAACCAGTTGTGCAGTTCGAGGTAGTCTTCTGGTAAGCCACCAAATTTCTTAGCGGAGCTTACCGCATGATGGTAAGGTGTCATTTATCTCCCATAATCAGATTGAGGTTTGAAGGGGCTGAACAGTTCACCATACTCTGTGGTGATGATTCCGTCGTCGGTGATGGTACATGGAACGACCATGTCTTCATCTCTGTCGAGACAGTCTAAAGTTTCGTCTTCGAGAAATGTCTCAATCCTATGCATCATTAGGTCTACTATCTCTAGATAGGCTTCTCGTTGCGTTGCATAGGTTACTGGAGTGCTGAAGTTGTCTTCATCACTATCCCACCATGCGGGGATAAGATTTCCGCCTAGCTCTTCGGTGACTATTACCCAAGCTTTCTTCATGTTTTCTCCTTTACCATGTAGTTTTTAGCGTAGCACTTACGTTTACCCGTTGAATTATATACGGGTCGTGTGGGTACACTTCTGTGCTGGTGGTAGATTCCAGCGTTTTCGTGCAGCCTATGCTGCTTAACAACACTGCGGTTACTAATAACATTAAGCTTGTCTTTACCATTGGAACTTCCTTGTAGGTGTGCAAATACACACACAATGTAATTGTGTTAAAGCGTATTTGTAGTGGTGAGGTTATTTAAATTTGTTGATTCGTTCGCCAATCCAACGCATCACGGGGACAGCCATGCTATTCCCTAATGCTTTGTAACGAACTCCATCTGGGCATTGATCCGCTGGCTTTTTATTCCAAGGGATCTTAGTGTAATCGTCAGGGAATCCCTGCAATCTTTCACACTCGATGGGGGTTAATCTTCGCACTGCCATAGCTTGCATGACAGTGGGGCCGGTACCTGTTCCGTCTGATCCTCTATTTGTCATGGGTGCTGCAACATCGCCAGTGATCGCACCATTAAACATATCTGTGCCGACTATTTTTGTAGTTGTTACAGACACAAGGTCGGTAGCGTCTTTGTAGTCTCTAGCCTTCATAGAGGAAGCTGTCTGGTCGTCTGCGTATTCACCAAAGGCTTGCATTCTGAATGCGTGCATTACAGTCGGACCGCTGGCATTTACGCTGCTGCCTGATGTACCCATCGTGGCAGCAACATCTCCAGTGATCGAGCCATTGTAGCAGTCAGTGCCAAGGACAGGCTGCATCACAGTGGGACCGGAATGGGTCGCACTGCTACCTGTACTTGAGGTTACGGTTGCGGAGACATCTCCAGTTACTGCACCATTGTAGCAGTCAGTACCAATGGCTACCGCAGTCTGGTTGTCTCCCATGTTGCGTCGTAGTGTACCCGCTACTTCCTCCGTGAATCGACTAGGATTGCCTTCTCGTGCTGCAATGCCTGGTTCGAAAGCATAGGCTACTGCTAGCCCACGACCTTCGGTAAGGTCATCATTCCCAATCCCTTTGTAGTCTCTAGCGCGCATAGCCCCTACGATGTCTTTACCATTCGGGCTTTGCCATTTGATTTCCGTTTTGCTAACGACTAGATGCTCTCCCCTAGAGGAAGGCACCCCGCCATTACCGCCACTTCTGAGGCAAGCTGCAATGGAATAATTCCCATTGGCTATTTGGTCTGCGTCAACGCCGCGTTCTCCAAAGCCGCCCGTAAGAGTGGCGGCAACTCTTTTCCCCGCTTCTCTGCTCGGCGCAGGATGCCGCTGCAGGCTTTCGGACTCAAATAGAACTTTTGCGGCACGCCCTGCGTCTCCAAGACATCCGATAACGAACAAACGTCTCCTTCTCTGGGCCACTCCGAACCACTGAGCGTCCATGATCCTAAATGCGAACCCATACCCCAGGTTTCCCAACGCCCCGAGGAAGGTACCAAAATCCCTTCCTCCGTTGGAGGACAGAACACCGGGGACGTTTTCCCAGACCAACCACCTAGGTTGGTAACGTTGAGCGATTTTAAGATAGGTAAGCATAAGGTTACCTCGGGGATCTTCGAGACCTTTTCTAAGGCCGGCGATGGAGAAGCTTTGGCAGGGCGTGCCACCGACGAGGAGATCGATTTTTTCATAGGGTTTCCATTCCATGTACTTAGTCATATCCCCAAGGTTAGGGACTTTGGGGTAATGATGGTTGAGGACTGCAGAAGGGAATTTATCAATTTCCGAGAAAGCGACAGGCTTCCAGTTAAGATGGTGCCAAGCTGCGGTGGCTGCTTCTATCCCCGAACACACTGATAAATACTTCATGCTAACCCTTTTTAGTGCCTTCATTTAGTTGTAACAGACCCAAGTAAACAGCTTTTGCCATTTCCTCTTTGGCTGCATAGTAAAGGGGGGCACCGCCTGTTTTCACTAGGTAACCATTTCCGATACAGCTTACCCTAAGCTGTATACTTATGTCGTTACCATCTTTACGGATAACAAACTCCGGCACAATCGGTGCTTCAGTAGTTGTCATTTATACTCCTTTATTTTTCTTTTCTAATAATTCTTTAGACATGCTTGTTAATTCGTTTAGCATTGTCTGATGTCGCTGAAACATCTCATCCAAGATGTGTGCTGCACTTTGCAGCAATGCACCAAAAGACCCAACAACGGAGTCTATTGGTTTTTCTTTACCACTTTCTGCTGACAACCACATCCCTTTGCCGATGTTTTGGATATCGTTTAGGTTTCTGTAGTAGTCATACACGACTATTACACTGCGTAGTTCTGGAACATCTAGAAACGCAGAGTGTATGGTTTCTCTAAACTTGTGATTCAATTTTTCGTCAAACATGTATTTAGGTTCGACTTCTGGTTCTTGACTCATAACTACTCCATTTCTTTAAAATTTATTCCCATTTTTGGGGTTAGACAAAATCTTTTGAATACGTCGTTGCCCAGATTGGCTAGCCTTGATACCGCTAATGCACAGATCATCAGTGATAGTATATATCCCGCCAATCCACAGTCAGCCAACTCTAGACCGAGCATACAAAAGAGACTTACCCAGACTGATAGGCAAAAGGGGCAACTTAGTAGCTCCCCTAGGAAGCTATCCCACATCTCGGTGCGACTTCGCAACGATGCCATCAGTTTTGAGTGTCTCCATATCTCCACGATTTGCCAAGTGGCTAACGCAGCAACGACAATATTCATAAAAATTCCTTAATTACCGGTAATATACATACCTGCATATAAGATTAAACCTGTTAGGAAAGCAAGAAGATATAATCCTTGCACCAAGAAAACTCCAACGGCTATGGTGTAACATAGCCCCCATACTGCAATAGTTGAATCCATTTTTTACGTCTCTTCCGTGTTGGGAGGAGACCAATTAGCCAACACTACTCGGTCAGGGGACGGCGCACCTTCGCCAATTATTAGCTCACTTAATGGTTTACCAGTCGGGTCTGGGTATTGGTGAATTAACAATTGTTTAGTAGAAAACGATGGCAACAACCCTCCGGGCGGTTTTTTTAGTTTTCTTATTTGATAGGCGATGGCGCTGCGAGATGGCATAATAGCCTCCCCTGGTTAAAGTTATTGGTGGTTATCTACGGGCTTGATTATCGGAGTCAACCCGCTGGCGTCTATCATCATTGAGCCCACCGATGTGAGCCCTTTTCCAGTATAATAGCAGCTGACTCCGATTACTAGAACAGGGTATGCTAAACACATACCGATAATAGCACTGATCTCTGGCTTTGACATAGAAAGTTCCTTAATGAGTGAAGAAATAAACATGTTACGCAAAACCTCTAGCCAAGTATTGGCAGAGGAACAAAGCTCGGGCTCCGAAATTGACTTTGGCCCAATGCTGGAATCGTCGCTGTTGGCTGATTATGTAAAGAACTCTTTAGATACTCAGCAAATCCAACAGTTACGAATGGCTCAGCATGTAATGGCCAAGACGGGTTATCTGACATTAAAACCATTGCTTCCCCTTTTGTTATCTATTAGGGGAAAGCCATATCATTTACATGACCATTTTCCATTTGCTCCTTTCTTTAGAACAAGAATGCCTCGTACCACACTATTGAAAACAGGAAGACAGGTGTCAAAGTCCACATCGCTTGCAGCGCAAGGAGTGTTGTTTGCTAACTGTATTCCCTATTTTTCGACACTTTATATCACACCATTGTTTGAAATGGTGCGAAGGTTTTCACAAAATTATGTAGCTCCTTTTATTGAAAGCAGCCCAGTGGGTCGTCTGTTTTCGGGAGAGACTACGATTAACAATGTGCTACAGCGTTCATTCAAGAATAAGTCTCAGATGCTCTTCTCCTTTGCCTACACCGACGCAGAAAGAGTGCGTGGGGTAAGTGCAGATAAGAACTGTATTGACGAGATCCAGTACATGGATATTTCGTTTCTACCTATTATTCATGAAACGCTATCTGCGTCTAGGGACTGGGGTATTATCCAGTACGCTGGAACTCCTAAGACTCTAGACAATACCATCGAGAAGCTTTGGAATGATTCCTCCATGGCTGAATGGGTTATCCGCTGCCCCCACCCAGGCTGCGGACATTGGAACATTCCGGCATTAGAGTACGACCTAATTAAGATGATTGGGCCAGTACACTCCGGCATTTGCGAGACTGTACCCGGTGTAATTTGTGCTAAGTGTGCAAAAGCTATAAACCCTCGACCTGCAGCACAAGGTGGCACAGGACGATGGGTTCATCGCAATGCAAGCAAGCGTTGGTCTTTTGTTGGGTATCATGTCCCTCAGCTGATTATGCCGATGCATTACTCTGATCCAGAAAAATGGCAGAAGCTTGTAGACAAGATGAATGGGAAGGGTAATGTTCCCGTCAATGTTTTCTACAACGAAGTTTGCGGGGAGTCGTGGGACAGTGGGTCTAAGTTAGTCACTGTTACTGACATAAAACAGGCTGCCTGTCTTCCTTGGCCTTGCCTAGTAGACGAAGCCAAAAAGCACATTGATTCTTACATTTACCGCTTTGTCTCTGTAGACTGGGGCGGCGGTGGTGTAAGTCGAGGTAAAAGCAGCATGAGTCTGCAATCCTACACCGCAATTGCAGTATGCGGATTGACTCCAGATGGGCGAGTAGACATCATTTATGGGTTCCGCAGCATGACTCCGCATGAACATGTGAGAGAAGCTAGGCTTATCCTTGGCATCATGCAGACATTCCATTGCAGCCATATAGTACACGACTACACTGGAGCTGGTACTGTTCGAGAAACCTTGCTAGTACAATCTGGATTAGATCCAGCCAACATACTAGCAGTAGCTTATGTGGGACCAGCTAAGAGTGGGTTGATCAACTTTAAACCTGCTAACGAGTTTCATCCCCGCAACCATTACACTATGGATCGTAATCGAGCATTGAACTACTGCTGCCAGTTCATCAAATCCCATGTAGTACGCTTCTTTCAATACGATCATCGAGGTTCAGAAGATATTGGGTTGCTCCATGATTTTCTAAACCTTATTGAAGACAAAGCAGAATCTGGAAGCGGAAGGGATCATTACCGAATCTTACGAGATCCAGCTGGCCCAGATGACTTTGCACAAGCGGTTACTATGGGAACTATGATGTTGTTCCAAATGCATGGTCGATGGCCAGACTTATCCGCTTATGAGAGTATGAACATCAGTGATGAAGTGCGATCTGCAATGAAAGGTCGGGCATTAGAAGACCCCGAATAAGTTATTCTTGCGGGATACCTACAATGCTGACGAACTCGTGTTTAGCGTAGCTATACACCTTAGTCTTTGTGATGTCTTCACTTAGCACCTCAGTAGGCCCGTGTAGACCTACTGGGTGATTGTTTTGATATCTTGTGTAAAATGGATGCGTTTTGCTATTCCACTTTTTGTAGGATAGCACAGGCATGCGACCCTTACGGTCTACGTAAATTCGAAAGTTTTGAAAATCTAACGACATATTGTTCATTAACCCCTTTCGGTTTTAAAGAAATTTCTATTTTTTTAATATCTTCTTTTGTGAACAGTCGTCTTCCTGCCACACGAGAGGAAGCCTCCGACAAATCGCCTTTTTCAATAAGATAAAGCAATTTTGCTCTAGGAATTTGGAGTTGTTTAGCTACTTGCCCGCTTGTAAAAAAAGCTAATTCCTTATCCATATCTATTTCTCCTTTTGATTTTATACGCTAGCTGTTGTCCGCCACTAACATACTGGGGAAAACCGACACCACTAATAGTCTGGGGAAAACCCACACTCCTTAGGTTATGTGCAGATGGCTTGGAGCATTGTTTAAAGCTTTAGATTTAATAAAGCCAAACAACTGCTGCATTTGCCTTACTGTATAATCTTTCCACGCTTCCCAGCTGGCTGGTATCTCATGGTCAGACTTACTGAAATGTTTTAAATACTGCAGCACAATTTTGTCACAGCTATGGGTTACCTTTCGAGGTTGTAACCCTTCGGGAATGTTTGTGACTTTTATCAAATTAGAGGTATCACTTTTACACTGGTTTGCTGCGAAGCTAGTTACAAAGAATCCAGTGTCATCTTGGGTCAATGCAGTGACAAACCGCTGAATTCTGCGAGGCCATTTATGTACCCATCCACGAGGTTGCCCACATCTTATTTCAAACCTATGGTACAGTTCTTGTAAGAATAAACTGCAAGTGGGATGGTCTACCCATATACCATAAGCTGGGAAACCTACAGCAGGGGCTGTGACCTGTGCGCACATTGCTATAGCAAATGCCCATATTATTTCTAACTCGGGACTCTCGTCACTGATTGCAAGAATCACATCATCTCGCAACCGGCAAAGCAATTGCTTAGGTCCGGGAGCATCTTCTGGAAATGTAAATTCCGGATTTGAAGAAAACTCACCACGACACAGCCTGGAGTTACGGAATTGAAAGCCACTGCCATCCCAACCGATAGACTGCAGCCCATTGACAACCTCGGGTAATTCAATCTGACAAGCTGCTGTGAATGGGTTAAACTTCTCCAGCCATCGATTACCCCATATGTTACAGAAGCAGTCGGATTGCAAAACTATACCATGGCTCAATCCGAATTCGGTTATCCAAGCTAGGTTAGCTTTTTCAACCGGCACTCTAAATGGATACTTGCCTTTGTTGGTTTGCAGATACCCGACGTATTCCTTAGATGCATCTGGGCGAATCACTATCTTGTCTACACGCACAATGCCTGAAAACCTTACATTCCCCGCATCGTCATACCACTTGTTATTCTTCTCCACCATTACCATATAGGTGGTTCCACCTACTGTTGGTAACTTCTGGTTAATTGGAACTCGTATTCTTCTCCCAACTTCTGTGAGCAAGTTTGGAGCAACATAAGAGCGAACAAGCTTAGCTACTTCCGAACTATGCTGTTCCGCATCTTGAAGTAACTTAGTCTTGTCAGCGGGTGCGGCATATAATGCCCAATTAGAAAGAGCTCGCTCATAAGGCTTAGCCGTGCGTACTATCTGCTGGTAGACTTCTGTTACTGGCATGTCGGACATCCAGCGATTCCAGCGAGGTCCACTAACTTCTTTAGGTTGCTGTCGCACAATCTCTGGACCAGTAAAAGTCATAGAAGCATTTGACAGCATGGCTTGATGCAATATTGCTGCAGTAGGATGACATTCCCAGAAGATGAGTTGTCTACCTCCCAGCATGGGCCATTGCTTTTTCCTCTCCGTGATCATGAACTGTCGCCACGCTAAGATAGGCAAGGGTATCTCGCTGCTGTTGAAGTTACGCAGCTGCAGCCTAACCATGTTGGTAAGCATTGAGGTAAGTACAAGACTGTCAGACTGTATTTGCCATAGGTAGGGCAAGCCAGCAAACCCAACCTCACCGCCAGTATTGGAATTAACTATCGTTTCAGTTCCGTTGTTAAAGCACGCTAGCGCACCTATCTGAGTAGGTGAGCGGTAATAAGGCACTACCACGGTAGGGTCTTTCTTTTTAAGTAAACGGAATCTTCCATACTTAGCGACTTGTGTTGGGGTTAAAATACCCAAGAGTTGCCCAGGACCTGCCTGATGTCGTTCTTTACTCATGGGTGAAGATATATTCCAACCCAATCGTAACAAGGCTTGATAATGCTCTCTGCCTTCGTTCTTCATGGAAAGCTGAGATTGTTTCCATAATTCTTGTAATTTTGCAGAAAATCCTAGCCCACGTAGGTATAATCGCATATTGCTCGGACTTATGGTTCGGTTTAACTGCTCGGCCAAATAGTACATAGCTTCTTCTTGAAGCATATTTAATCGTGCAGCTGCCATTGCCAAAATCGTCCCTGTGGCCTTACACTGGGAGCAATAATACCATTCTTCCAAAGTTTTGGTATCTTGATAAATGGCCCAAGCTTGTGCTTCACAGTAAGGGCACTTAGCTGAGACTGGGTAAGATGCGATTGGCTCCATCCCGATTAGTGGAGCGATGGCTGCAAATGATAACCCTGCATGAATATCTAGGAGAGACACAATGCCTTCGCCTTCTATAGTTTTAGATCCTGCAAGTGACAAAAATAAAACCGAGCTGGTTAAGATTGCTCAGCGTTATGATTTCCCGCAATTCGTGAAGGATGCCGATCTGGAAACCACAATGGCTCCAGCAACTATCGCAGTCACCGCTTATGCCGATCCTATCCATAAGAAGTACGCATGTCATTCTGCCGCTGCTACTTGGCTGTCTGCAGCGTACTTCCATGAAAAGTCAGCTGAGTACCATCCTAACGACCAAAACAAAATTTGTGAACGCTTTAAAAGGTTTTCTGATTATTTTGGTATTCGCCCAGCTTACGATGCAATAGTCAAGCGTGCCACCGATTTAAAGGGCAGCGATCAACTTCCAGACAGCAGCTATGCTTATGTATGGCAAAGCAAGGATGGAGTTAAGGAACGCTATTACCCCATGACCAATTCTTTGCAAGTCAAAACTGCAGCTGAGTGGTTGCAGTCAAACTGTGACCGAATACCATTTATTGATCGTAATAAAATTGCCGATAAGATTCTAGAGAAAGCTGCTCGCTATGGTGCAAACATGGGCGAAGCTATTACCGACTTCATCGAGAAGCAAGCAGGGCGAGGTATACCCGATCCTCTAGAAGTATGTAGCATGCTAGAGAACAGAGCCAAGCTTGCGAACAAGCACGAACAGCGTGAGGCGATTACAAAGCTTGCTGCAGCTGTTAGGACTACTCCTCGCACTGCATTGCAACCTAGAGAGCTAATCAAGTTGGCTGCGATAGTCGATCTGATTGACCATAACATTGGGCTTAAGGGCAAGTACACGGAACTAATCCCAAGGGCTGAAGATGTCCTTTTCAAAGTCAGTTACACGAAAGCTGCTGCAGATATCACAAAGCTGTGCACACTGCAAACAGGGAACGCATACGATAAGTCACAGTTCTCCAAGCTTGCGCGTGAAGATGTAGTCAGCTTATTCGGTAACGACTTTGCTGATGAGGTATGCCGTGGGTTTGACATAGACCCCGAAAAGATTGCAGAAGTAGCACATACCCTGCCTAGGCCAGATGCGGAGCTGCTCGAACGCTTGATGAGCGAAGCTGGACAGCATCCGCAACTTAGCAAGTCAGCAGAGTTTCGTGAGATCGATGATGCGACATTGGAAGAACTAGCCAAGGCTTATGGCCAAGGCTAGTCCTAAATAATGTTACTTCTTCTTAGCTGACCTTACGATCTTAGGCATTTTTACCGGTTCTACTATCTTTTCCAAACCACCGACCACGATGGTTTGTCCAGCCCTATCTGCCTTCTCGGCAACTGACTGAAATTTTTCTTTTGCACTAGCCTCTGCTGCTGCCCACAACGCAGTAAACGCTGGGTCAATCGACTGCATCACTGAGTCTGCACCCAGCTGAATGACAGCCCCTAACGCAGCTTGTACGCTCATCAAGTTCTGCAACCATTGCTTACCTTCTTCTTTGCCTAGCCCCATCGCATACTTCAACAGCAAGGGCTTTAGGAACCCCGCAATTGCAAAGGGAGGGGTAGCCTTGGTATCCTCCCCTCTAGACAGACTTCCGTCCAAATGAACATCAAAATTGAAGGTATGGTTGCCGGGTGCAACTGTTTCCCCTGCATCTTTAAGCTGCTTGAGCTGCTTCTCAACTAATTTACCCAAAGCAGTTACTTCCACGATATTCAAATCACTCATGATTATTCTCCTAGTGTAAAATTAATCCAAACAATTTCCGCTGCTATAGCCTCTTTACGCCTTTTGAATGGGCCAAGGATAGGCCCACCAATAATGTTTGCCCGCCACTGGCAAGGCCAATAGCGGGTGAATGCTGCGAGATAAGAGGTGTCCTTGACCCGACACCGAATGAGGTGGAACAACCACCGCAATACGGAGTTAACAGGTTCAATGTGACTAACCCTCTTGATGTTACCCAGCTGTAGTAGCTGGGTAACTGGGCTGACTAGCCCTTGTGTTGTTCCATCTTTTTTGATGAAGATGATCATTCATCACCCCCACCTACCTTAATCTTACGACGAGCTACCTTGCTCTTAGTTTTGATCTCGATGTCTTGAGCTACAAGACGATCAAAGAACTTATTGAATGTTTGCTTGGTTGTAGTCCTAGCAAAGCTTGAGTTCTTAAGCTGCTTGGTAATCTCAGCAGCAGAACCGCCTAGGGTGCCTAAAGTTGCAGAGATCTCATCTGCAAGGCTGGTTAGGTTACTAACTTCTGGGTTAGTTCCCAGCATGGTTTTGACTGCGGAGATCTTCTGGGCTAGCCATTGAAGATTCTCAAACGCAGACTGAGTGAGAGCACGATGCTCTTCAGTCTCGTAGGGCTGTAGTTCCTTGTACTCTGCCTCGGTGAGAAGCATGGTAGTTGGCTTGCCTGTTTGGATGAAGGCATCGGATGACCCGCCTTTAGGACTTGCTGTCTGTACTGTTACCAGAAGCTTACCCGCTGGTACTTCCTCATCGTCAGTGTGACGGAGGATTTGCTGAACTTCGGCATACCTTAGCTCTTGCCGTTTGGACTCTAGCCCAGGCAATAGGCGGATACGCTTACCGCAGTTCTTAGCGACTGCTTCGACCATTTCCTTGAACTCAGCAATAAGCTCAGAGGTAGCACCTTCCACAGAAGCATTGAGTCGTGCTTCTGCTTGTTCTCGTAGGAACTTGGCCGTTGCTGGTGCGACATCTGCCATGGTGAATGAGGCATCAAAAGGCTCGATGCGAGGCATATCGCAAGTCACTGCGTCCGCAAGTGCATGAGCACTTGGGTACTTGGAACTGATGATATCCCAGTCCTTTGCTAGGGATATACGATCCGCCTCCTTAATCCGCTCGTAGTTATCTGGCTCGGATACCCGCTTCCCCCATGTAAGGTACTGCAGTCGTGCTGCATTGAACCTTTCCATGAACTCATCCACTTTGCAGGACTCGATCAAGTAGCTACCCTTGATCTTCTCTGGGCGAAGAGTCGAGATATCTTGGGCTGCGGATGCAACTAAGGTATATTCGGGGATCGTGTAACTGTCACGGATAAGAGTCAACAGCCTACGAAGGGCAGCTCCCTCTTGGATTAGACTGTCTCTAGATGCACCGAGGATCGCATAGGATCCTCGGATGACTTTGCTGTCTGTGCCAAGACCAGAGGCCAGAACGGCCTTGGCTTGTTCTGTGAAGCCTATGCTTCCGGGCAACCAGCCTACAGTGAACTTCACTGTGCAATAGGTTACCGTCTTGTTAGTTGCCAATGCTTTGCCTTCTGTACTGAATAATTCCTTCTGCATACTATTCTCCTTATTATTTGGAAACTTTTTCTTTGAGAGTTGCTAGTAATTTAATTGTGGACATTAATGAGATCGCTAGTTGTTCGTAGTCGATCTTAGACATGTCTATGTCCTTCATTCTCTTTTCCGTGATCTTGTCAGCAAGCTCATCGAGATCAATGGAGCCAGCTAGATCATCTAGATTGACATTCTCTGCCACTTCCGAGGCACCAATCTCGTAGGCAACATCACCTGCATCTATTTCGCTGGCAATTTCGGATGCAGTAAACCGCTCCGCTACCTCTTCTGCCAATAAGCCCTTATCGAGTGCATCCGCAACCGAAGCTGCTATTTCCTTGAGGCTCCACTTGGAAGAAACCGCTTCTTCCAACTCTAACTCGTTTATCTCTGTGTGTGCAATTGCCCGTATGGACAACTGGATCTGCTCTTGCATTAACACATTGCTGAACTTCTCCTCGATAACCTCTTTGATGAGGCTATCGATTTTTTCTTGAGGCACTAACTTAACTAGCATTCTTGTAATGATTCCCATGTTCTTTCTCCTTTTAGAGTTCTCGACTAGTTTTTACTTTTCTAGTCACTTTCTTTGGTGCATCCGTTACAGAGGACTTCCCTGCACTTTTTGGATGTTTAAAACGCTCTCCGCTTTCAGAGCAGATACAACCAGCGGACTCTGCCCACTCCATTAAACTATCCATCTGTTTCTGATTCTTTTCGTAGGATGGAGTTATCCACCTACTTGCGTACTTGATGGTTACGCCCTGTAACTCCGCAAGACGGCAGCACGACATGATGTCAGCTGGAGTCCAATAGTTGTCTTCTGGTCGTTCTTGTTCAACCAATTCGTGACGCTTCATGTACATAGCCCATGCAGCATCCTTGGCTTCTCTGCCTGGGAAACCTACGAACATTAGGGCATCCACACGACCAGAGCGAGTGATCTCGTCGGGTAGATTGCTAATGTTATTAGCTGCCGATAACACCAGATTGCTCTGCTGATTGTTAAACCAGCCAAGCAGCGTACCCAGCAGACGGCTTTCCACCCCACCGCTTTCGCCACCACCACCTTGAGGAAGGAACCGCTGAAACTCGTCGATAGCAAGGATGCCACCGATCATCTCAACTGTGGATAGCATCCTCGCTAGGATCTTGTCGGTATCGCCCAGCCACTTGCTGTATAAGTTAGAAGCCTGCATGCTGGACAGCGGAGTGTTGAACTCACCAGAGCAGCACTGCATGGTGAAGGACTTACCCGTACCCGGGACACCTAGCATAAGGACATGCTTCATACGAGCACGATCTGGCACCTCTGGTCTGAAACCTTTCCTTAGAAAGTTTTTCAAACCATTAAGCCCAACTACCGACTTGAGCGAGAAGAAGTCACGCTCGGGTCTACAAGTGTGCTCAAAGTAACTGGATAGCATGGGGTCTAGCCATTTCTCTATCTTCTTGCCGTTCTGAATGAACTTGACCCTAACACGGATTTCCCCTTCTTTGAGCTGTTTGTTCTGGACATGAGTCTCCTCTTGGATCATCGTCACATCTGTAGCATCTTGCAACTCAAGACAGTTGGGGGTTGGCCACAGCTTGATCTGGGTGACGAACTCGGGGCTCCAGACATCCAGCTTAGATGCCCTAGACAAGTGGCTTGCCTTCTTCTGGAAGATGGCAGCTGGGTTGAGGTACCCAAAGTTTGCCATCGTCTCTGCTACATACTGGGCCGTCTTGGCCCTAGATAGGCCCGCAGTTGCGTTTAGCAGGGCTTGGCTGACCTCGGACACTCCTAGGTCTGTAATGATGGTGCTACGCTCTTCCCCAGTAGGAAGCTCATGCACGACATATTCACAATGGACCATGAGCTCCATCGGAAGCTCGAACTCTGGGGTGGTCTGCATGATCAAGAACACCTGCGTTGCTTGACCTTCATTGATCAACTTTTGTGCTTGGGCTAGCAGCACCGAGTCTAGTGCACCTTGCTGGCCTTGTGGCATTAGATGCCTATCAAAGTTTCTTACGACTAGCACACGCATGTGCTTGTCATCCGCACTAACTTCGTCTGCTGCTGCTCGGTAAGCACGACCACGGATCATGCCTAGCACGATCTCGAAGCAGTCATGCAGCCCGATTTTCTTAGACGAGCTGCTAATACCCAATGCTGCGATGTCGTCATCCTGCGAGGCATCTGCTGCCCCGAGGTTGACAGGGTTACCATGTGCGTCGGTAACTCCGTCTGCCACATCCCAGAACAATAGGTCAAGTCTGTCTTCCGTACCTTGGGAAGCCCTTGCCGCTTCTGCCAATTCCCTAAGACACTCCTCTGGCTCGACTGAGGTAAGCACTAGTCCAGACTGGCCGGCTGCGAAATACCCATTCAATTTTTCTACAATGTTCATACTGACTCCTTTAGTTATTCGAATTCATGCACTTTTATTGACACATCATTTTGATAGAATTCGGGTTTTTTCCGATCTTCTATCACTCCGCCGATTAACGCTTTGGTCAGTGGATCCGTTGCCTTGGTGCAACTTCCGCCCTTATGCCCAAAGGCTTCTACTTGCACTTCGCCTTTGTCATCGATCATGATGACGATCTTCTTGTTGTTCATGCTTAACTCCTTGGAAAGACTTCTATTTTGATTTTGCCGTCGGGAAGTACAGTCTTCTCATACCGACCATACTCAGGGTTTCCAGCTTTGATCTGAGAGACGATGGCCCTTTCTGCAGCCATCCCTGCATAGGCTTGCTTAAGTTCTCCACCCCAGCTGCCGTCTTTGTACTTGTACTGGCCTACCCCTTGGGCATTAAGCAGCCCATTCCCTTGGGCATAGAAGTCCGTCATCATTAAGTACTCACCTTTCCTTATTGGGTGAGGGATCAAGCCTATCTCGTAGGCTTTGTTGTTATTACTCGATTGTTTGTATCGAATAACGAACTCGGCATCTTGACCTACTGTCTCACTGCATATCTTTTCATACGCAGCTTTGAACTCTGCATCTTGCAGCAGCAACTTTTGCTGGGCTAGGTCCCAAGACTTTAGCTCCAACTCTGCGAGGTTAGCTGGGAGCTTAACTCCCTGTGATTCTGCCTTGGCATGCACATCAATGCCTTGTCGCTTCAGTACCGCCATCATTTTTAACTGATACAAGCCTGGTAGGGGATAATCCCCCACAAGCCTACCACCATGATCGGTGGTCCAAGTTCTATAATGCTTTTGCTTTACTAGCTCTAGCTCCGGACACTTTTCCTTCACAGTCAAGGCGAGTGCCTCAATATCTGTGACACAAAATCCGCTTGCGAGATGACTCATGATTTCTCCTTTATAATGTGTCGAGAATTTCGTTTATTTTCTTTGCATCTTGCGCTGCCTTCGGTACAACTACCGACCTTATGTAATCTGACATAGTCATTTCTTTTATACCCGCTGCCAACTTCACGACGATTTTCTCGTTGTTAGTAAATGGGTAGCGTTTTCTGAGTGGGTGATACGCTCCTCTAGACCGAGCCCGACCCCGCTCATTAAAGACTAAATTGACTATCATTCTTTCTCCTTATTTAAATAGTCCAATACGCTTCGCTGTCTTCAGATTCAGCTGCACCTTTTTTCCGATATTAGCTCCATCCATGAAGTGCCAAGCTTCCTGCCAAGACAACGCATATGGGATGTCTTTGCCGTCCTCTTCTATTCTTGTATCCAAGGCATCCTTGTCGTACACTCTTGGGCCTTCGTGCCCAGTCACTATGTGGACAAATCCCTTGTCTAAGTTCTCTTGGGTGGATGCCCATACCACTACGACTTTTACTGGTTCCATTTTGTGCTCCTATAAAAGAAAAAGGACCAGCACTTTCATGCTAGTCCTTTGGTTTATTATTTAACGCTAGTGCTTAACGGCAGCAGCGTTTTTTGTGATTAAATCTTTTAATATCAGTACTGTTTGGTTTCCAAGGAAACCACGCATCCGGAACTGGTACTTTACCATTGTACTCTTGTTCAAACTGGATGCGGCTGTGCGTCCGAGTTCTGCTTCGGCTTACTTCTACTTTTCGAGTAGCAGAGCAATTAGCTCCCGCACACTGTGCAGGTTCGCCCGCACTTGTTATCGATAACAATCCTACCGCAATCAAACTCATCATAACGCTTCTCCTTGAGAAGATCCCAGCCCAGCCTTTTGTACAATATCCTGTAGTTGTTTAACCATAGGTTCTGTGCTGCCGTTTTGCAAAGACAACGCAGATAATTGTTTAGCCAACGCTGAGACATTATCCAGATATATAGCCCGCGTCTCGTTTGTCTTCCCCTGCTGTACTTGATAAATGGCAGAATACATCTCTGGATCATCGGCGTAATCTGCGTCCACATTTATCGATTGGTCGGCGGGAAACGCCAATCGCAGGACATCGAAGGGGTGAAGTATACCCTCTACCTTTAACATTTGTGAAATGTATTCTCGGATTTCTTCACAAAATTCTGAGTCATTCTTATCTTCATCCGGAGGCCATAAAAGCATGGCTTCCGTAATTCCAAGAAGCATTTCGTCTGTGTCTGCAGGGTCAAAGACTTCGGGATTGAAGTCGTCCCCTGCGAGTATGTTGCAGATAGATATGAACCTACCTACATCCTTGTAGAAGAAGTTTGTGGTTACAATTGTAATTGCAGCCATGATTTTATCGAGGGAGAACGAAGGCAGCTCACATTGGAAATCCGCTTCTAACTCCATGCGTATCGTCTCTGGTGCCCATTGCATAGCTTCTGGGCCATACTTATCCATGACTAGTAAGAATAGCGGTGTAGCAAATGCGTCCTCAGACATCAGCAGTGTGCGCTGAATCATCTTCGGAGCTACTGGTTTGCTCAGTTGGCTTGTTGCTGCTTGCTTGAGCAGGTTCTTTAGTAGCTGGTTGTGGACCATTGAACTTCCTCTTTCGGTGTTCCATGCGTAGCTGTAGTGCAGCTAGGTCGCAAAAGATATGCGTTACCGCTGCTTGTGGTAATTGTTCTACCACTTCCGAGGTTTGCGTATCTAGAAAAGAAGCAGCACCCGAGATGGAAACCCAGCGGGAATCACATACACAGACAGTGGTAACTTGTGGAGTGTCAGTCTTTACTGATACTGCAAAAGCTTCAATTCCAGATTTTACAAAGTTCAATGTATCATAGACTTGTGCATCTGAAAATACATTCAGATGCAGCAACCAGTCCGCCAGCCATAAGATTTGCTCTAAATCAGTACCTACTGCTTTGATGAGACGCTTTGTTGCTGCCTCATCAAGCATGATCATCTCATGTTGGGTCATTGACGGGCAGTGACCTCGTAGCGAGCTCTGTAGCTCTTGGGGGTTGCCCTAGGGTCGGTCAGAGGGATTGGCAAACCCTTCTCATCCTTAAGAGTTTCAAGAGGTTCACCCTCTGCTGTTACAGGATAAGGGCTATCCACTGTCCGGCTAATGCCAGGCAGACCCTTGATGCCCGCCTTTACAGTTGCTTGCAAGACAAAGTCCCTTGCTTTGGCAGACTGAAGTTCTTCAATCTGCATTACGAAGTCAGGCAGATCACTCTCGATAGTGACTATGCCTCGGCTACCATCTCCCAAGATTTCTACTACCAATGCTTTTACGGCCATGTTTAGTTCCTTTCGTTTGTTGAACTAAGTTTAGTTTAGTATGTTGCCCCTCAAAAAGAAATCAAAATTACTTATCTGAGGGTTTTTGTTTTCGTAGTACTCGCTTGACATGCCTACATGCTTTACGGAACTTTTGGAAGTCTTCCACGACTTCCGCAATGATATCCAGCTTAGCCTTTGGTGCTAGGTTAGCTTCCAGCGTGGACTGCACCTGCAGCATGAAGCTCTGGTACACATCCGACATGTTATCTCGTTCGGCTTCCATATCATCTCCTTGTCCAATAGCTAAGAAAAAAACCTTCCCATTGCGTTGTAGCAATAGGAAGGTAACGGCCGCAGTATGAGATTCATTATTATTGCAATAAAGCAACAATAACAAATCGCATACTGCGACCATTGGGTTTACCCAATTGTTCCTACCATCTTGGTAGGATTTGTAGCGAGTTCTCCTCGCCTTACCTTGATGTCTCTCGGGGCATCAACCCCAAGGGAAACTCTGCCTGTGGAAGTGTGCAAGATATGCACACTAACTTCTCGACCATCAAGGTCGAGAATAATTATTTCACCGGGTTTTCTAGTAAGTACCAACATATTACTCGCCCTCCCAGAAATAATTTACGGAATCCAATTGGTCCCAGTCTACTGTCTTTGCCGGATGGGCAAAAAGTTCGACTAGTGCCTCAGGGCTGAAGGCATCGGATGCTTGCTCCGACATCCCCACCTTTTGCGGGTCAGCTGCCTCTAGTTGAAAACCCCTTGGCAATTTCTTGCCTTTTCCCTTCAATCTTTTGGCCTTTTGGGCCAACTGTGCCAGCCGAAACTGGCTACCCATTGTTTCGCCGATTGTTTCCGACATTTTCTCAAACATCACCTCGGTCATTGTCTATCTCCATGGCACTAGATTGCCCCCTTGCGCTTGTGCCTCACACAAGGGGTTTAAAAGTTTAAACTAAACACACTACCGACACCACCACCGCCACCACCACCGCCACCGCTATTGCACCAAGAACAATTAAACGCTCGATACGTTTGATTGTTCTTATCATGCGGACATGACTGAAGCTTGTGCCGTGTGGCACTTTTAGCAACTCATATTCCTCTCGGCTTAGTTCCCCATAAAAGGGGCAAGTGTAAGGGCTCATAACAAAAACCTCCCTGCTAAAAACTTGCTACAAATAAAAAACCCTCACTTGCTGTAGCAGGCAAGCGAGGGGTAACGATGAAGCCTGACCTTTTAACGCCTTGTCGAGGGCGATTAGAATTTTCATCTAATTCCCATTTTCGCTAGGTGGGTTACCTCTCCCGAAGTCTGTCGGGACCAGCCGGAGGGCTTGTCATGCCTCCAGTGCGCAAGTTAGCAATAGCTACTGGCTTTGCTATTGCTAACTAGTCGTTTCCGCTTGAAGAGTAGCGCAAGGTGACTAACCTTAAACTCCAGAGTGAATCCCCCACTCCATAAGGTCCTTTGCGATTTAGGCCGTATTTTCAGGCAACGCTAACGGGTAAGAATACCGAAGCCTTTTAACGTCTTGCTTAGGACGTTGGTTAAAACTTAATTATGGTGGCTAGCCACCATGTTGCTAAAAACATTATTACTGCCCCTAGCAACGAGTTTTCGATCTGTCTCCAGATAGACTCTGGAGGTGTAGGCCGATCCGCTTGGAGGCGGATCACCTTTGCCAAATCCGACAAAGTTTCTTTTTCAAACTCACTCATCTCTGACTCCTTTAAGTAGGTAAAAGAAAACCCTCGCTTACCAAAATTGGCAAGCGAGGGCGTAATAGTTAAGGTTGCCCTCATATAATAATGACACCGAATTGCCATTTATTTAGCTGAGGGCTTTTCAAAGACTAACCTTCAAAGACTAACAACGATGCAGCTGCCCAGCTAACAGCTGAGCATCCATCGTTTTTTGGTATCTTAGTTGGTTTTCCGTTTTTAGGGTCGTAAACCTTAGTGATGGGAATCAACTTACTGTAAGGCATATGCCTAACCCCCAAACGTTTAACTAGCCCACCAAAAAAGGCAGCTTCTCTACTAACTTTTTGATAATAGTTAGCAGCAGCTTTTGCGGTGGTGTATGCCCTAAATACCGTCACCAACTTCTTCTTATCGGCTAAGTACCAATCCCAAACCACATATCTGTTGCCTGTGTACTTAGCTCCAGCTGGTAACCAGTCAACTTGTTCCCACTCCCGTTTCATAGCACCTCCTAAAACTTGTAATAGGCACAAGCAATTAACATGGACACTAGAAAAACCAAGGTGGGAACAAGCGTCTCCCACCTTGGCTCTTTGGTGAAGTGATATTTTGTCCGTCTTATTACGGAGAACAAGGATTTTTTAACTGTCACAGTTTCCACTAATACCTCCGAGCAAGTACAATGGGGGTTTTTACCGACTCTTCGAGGAGAGCTTTTATACTCTCCTCACTGAATCCCTTATATGAGGAGTAGGTGATGCGACACCTTATCTCCCTTTCGTCTTCAAAGAACTGGCAATAGAAGCCACCGCCATTCGGTTCCTCTGGGCCCCCTATAAATAGGGCTGCACCGCTGTTCGCCCATTTCTCCTCTTCGGAGTCATGCCAACGGGCGGCAGGGTCCATTTTGGAAAGGCGGTCTATACATGACAGCCCTTCTGACTCATTGCATTCAAACTTGGCCATAACTTGTTCTCCGATAGTTAAAAAAGAAAACCCTCACTTACCATTAGCTGGTAAGCGAGGGCGGGGAATTATAACAATGAGCCCTTTAACGTCGGCTCAGGACGGTTTTATTAATCGACTATGGCGGGGGCCCGCACAGTACCAGAAGTTGGTCGCTGGGCGGGCATCCCAGCTGCCAGCTCAGCAGCTTCCGTCTCATCCGTCAGTTCTTTACGGATCTTCGAACAGAATGCTGGGTTCTTAATGAACCCCAAAAACCACTCCACTTCGGCCTCATCGGCCTTGTTAAAGAGAGCAACCGTGATTGCTCGGATATGCCTAAGGTGTACAAGATCTTCCATTAGCTCGATATCGTCAAGTTCCCATATCAACTCAAGCCCTGCTGGGTGATTGAAGCAAATTGCCTCCAATCTCAGCACCACCGAGGTGCTGCCAGTAAGCCCCACACCGGGCCTATTCACTGACATACTGATCCGGCCAGACTCGCCCTGGTAGCAGAACCAGCTTAACCGACCACTGCCGGTTGTGTGGGCGATGTCTGCGGAGATCCCACCAGGCAGCGACAAATTTTCTTTCTGTCTTTCTGCCATTAACCGCTCCACTCCGTCATTCGCAGCCATCGATGCCATAGCCCACCCAACATCTTGAAGTTGCTGTAACGAAGTGTGATTTGTCCACTCATGCCCATGATTGCGAGCTAAAACGAAAAGAGCCATACCGTTTGTGTTGCTTATCATAACTTGTCTCCCTACATACATACCTAGAAACAGAACTCCTAACTCTTGCTAGCACTAGCAAGTAGATAAAAGAGTTCAAGAGCTAATCGCTCTCATATAATAATGACACGAATTTGCCTATTATTTAGGCTAGAAAGTGTACTCGGTAACCTTACCGCCGGCGGAGATTAGAACACGGACTTTTTCTGCATTTACCATTTGTTTAAGCTTCAGTTTCTTCTCAACACTCATGGAAACAATTGATTGCTTAATGCCATTGAGTGCTTGGATTCGTCTTCCCGCTTTCTGATTGCAGCGACCACATCCAGAAGGTTTGGCGTTTATAACACCATCGGCCCCAGCCATGAATGGAAACTCTTGTACAAAGGTTGGATTACCAATCATACCTAGTAGCACAGATTCTTCTAGGATTAACATTTTGTTTAGTTCAGCCATGGTTTGTTTTCCTTGTAGTTAATAGCTTCTTATGGGGTAGGTGGTGCAGAAGGAAACCACACAGTTTGAATTACTTGAAGTTGAGACAGCCGCTCTAGCGCGTCAAGCAGTTCTTTAGTCTCCGCTTGAATCTCTGCCCAGATTCCATCTGCTTCTGCTGTAGAGGCCACATCTAGCTCAATATAGTTTAAACGAAAGTAAGGCCAGCTCAAATCCGGATTTGAAGCCCCTGCAGGTATGTTAGCAAGTTGAGGCGGTCCCGCAACGGCTTCAAATGTATCTGTGGATAGTGTTGTGTAAGGACTTGGCGGATTGTTTCGGTACACAAAAATATTGGCATCTAGGTCTGGACCTTCTACTGCAACGACATCAACCCGCAGACGGTAAGTACCGTAATTTGTATTTGAAGTAGTCGTAGTCGCAGATCGTGTAAGACATATACGCCGAGTCATGTAATTACTTCCTAAAAATAAACACTTGATCTTTTTGCCCTAGCATAAGCGGTAGGGCTATATCTTCTGCACAATGCGGACGCTTCTGTTGAATGTAGTCTACTAGCTGTCCTACCTTAGCGGGCTGCTCTTTTGCCCACTCGTGCAGTAGTTGCAGCCATTGAGTATACAACGAACTGTGTTTTACTTTTAGACTACTTTGTGCAATATTTGCTTGCACAGCTACTTGCTCTGCTTCTTCTCGGTAGTTTTCAAGGCAGGGTACGCATTCCCAGAATAGAGGATCTTGCCACAATTCGTGCATTATGGTGTGGTCTAAAACCAGCATCAAATCTTACCTTCAAAATAGATTAGGTTTTGTTTCACTCTATCTAAATGTTTCTCTGGTATCTTTTTCAATAGCTCTTTAGTAACTTTTAAACCGTCTGCGTAATGCCCTGACCAATAAGCACTTACACTAACTTCATCTTCTATGCCATAATCCCAGATCCAAGCTTCTACAAACAACCCATCTTTTTGTACCGGAAGGCTTTGCCCCCATTTGCTTAAGAGATAAGCTTGATGGTATTTTGAGCTTGTGCGACAAAACTTTGCTGCTCCGTGTATAGCTTCAATCCTATGGGGGATGACTTCATGTGCTTGCATGTAGCTTTGGATGATATCTTCATCTTTATACTTTAGCTTTTCTTTAAGCCTAGCTGCGTTTAAAAGAGCCATATATACTTCTTCAGACCAAAAACCTTGTGTAGATCTTTGAAGATAGAATTTTAATGCTTTGGCATCTTGATTCAGATCTCGGAATGACTGCGCAAGGTAAAATGTGTACCTTGCTATTAGAAATGGATCTGTTTCCGTCAAAAGAGCATTCTCAAAAATGGCCACATCATTCTCAAACTTATTAACTTGGCTTCTTGCTCCGTCATGTGGCGTGGTGTTGCGAACACCAAGTAACACAGCTCTAGTTTCTATTGGGTCTTCGCAGTCTAAGTATTCGTGCAGCACTCCTTTGTACACATAGGGCTTTTTATTCTTCGTAATGGATAGTCGATCAAACACGATGTTGTCGTGATGACATTTAATCATGTAAAGATCTTTGTCCATACTTTGTTTAAACTTGTTCGCATCAAAATCATTGTCATACACTAAGGTTTCATCTGCATCAATCATCAGCACATAATCAATGTCAGTTTGTTTTCGGATGTGAGCAAGAGCAGACGTTCGGTTATGAGCAAAATCTTTCCAAGGTTCTGTTATTACCTTACCCAACATATTATTTTTATTAAGCCAAGCTAGAATTACTTCAATCGTATTGTCTGTTGATCCGGTGTCTACGATGCAGACATACTCTATTAAGGGTTTAACGCTATCAAGACATCTTGTTATTATTTTGCTTTCGTTTTTAACAATCATGCACAAGCCAATTTTATTCATTTTATTACTCGTTTGCCCATGGGAATTTCTCAGAATAACCTCGTCGCCCGCCGTTAGCCATACTTGGGCAGGCCACTAGCGATTTGCCCATATTCCATTGCTTGATGTCAAAGCCAGCTTGGTGCAATGCTTCGCCACATGTAATGTCTCCGCCATTGTGCCCAAGCCTTACATCTGGGATATTCGCTTTGCGAATAGCTTCCGTAGCTATAGCCCAACACCACCCTACTGCAAAGTCTATCACACTTCCATTTGTTTGTTCTTTTTGACTGCCACGCATTCGAAAATTACGCCCACGATACCAGTCTGCAGTCTTAAACCAAGCGGTAGGGTCGTTGCCATTTTTAGCATACATTGTTAAATCATGGTACATTAAAGAACCAAACATACGATAATTTTTAGGATGATTATCTATGATGGTCTGGCATAAATCATTGATCCAGTTTGGATTAACTACCCAAGTATCATCGTCAAACCATACTACATAGTTCGTGGTAATAGGTCTTTGCTCATCCCAGAACATATCTCGCATGACAGGATACTTATAACGGTTAAGACTGTTTGCGTAGATCTTTGTAACCGGTAATGTTTTCACATAAGCAAAAGTATCGGGATGCACTTCATTAAGCCCAATACGCAAGTCTAATCGTTCGGGTGGGATAGTAGCTAGAATGCTGGATAGACAAGTCTTGGCGAGTTGCGGGTGAGGTCCATAACAAAGAACGCAGATAGTAATCTTACCTCCGATTATTGGGTTATCCATGAGAGGTAACTGCCGCTGTATCTGCCCTACCCCTACACTTGTGAGTTCTTGTGGATGAACCTTTTGAAAAGGTTTCTGTTCTTTGATAGCGGTGGAGGGCTCTCGCACAATCTTTATAGGCATTTCTGTTGTTATAGGGTTACCCTCTTGCACTCGTACTATGCTTACAGTTGGAGCAGGGTTGTCTACAATTTTAATAGGGGGTAACACCGACTTATCGTAATAGTCCATAACTGCCTCTACTACATGATCGGATGAAATTAAGTCTTGGCATTTCGGTACTGGATGAGGAGCGGTGCGAAGCGGCTGCCGACAGAGCGTGTGTGCTTTGCGTGTTAGATCTTGTGGGTCTAAAGCTACTGTTCTGTTCTTCCAGCACCCTTGAGTTGCACAGCATTCTAGTAATCCAATAGTGTGTAAAAACTTGTGTTCTACTTTCACAGGTTCAGCAGTTGGCCCAAAAGCTTGAAAACCATTTACATAGGCTTCAAACCAAGGATCTTCTCGCCCGCCTGCGTAAACCACGCAAGGTCTTTCAAAGGCTGCTGCGATATGCATTGCACCAGTTACCCCGCAAATCACACCATCAGCATAGCGAATGATATTCCATAAATCTCTTACATTCTCAGTTTTACCAAGCATGTTTGTAGTGTTCTGCAATGGCGGGTGTATATGGTTAGTATGGGTTGCCCCAGCTTGTACGCAGTGAATACCTTTTGCCAACAGCTTATCTACCACCTCTTGTGCTCGATGTGCGTGCCAGTGCTTGGCAGTTAGGTCTAGTTTACCTCCGGATAAGATAACCCAATAGCGTCCTTCAATTCTGGAATTTAACTCTTGTTCAGACATGTGAAGATCTGGGCGAGGTTTCGTCACTGGGACATGGATGCCGGTTTTGCGTTCGAAGTCGTAGTGATACCAAGCTAGGATATGTTTCATCTCACGCCGGTCATTATACTTAGCATAAGAGTTCCAGCGAATAGCATCGCCCCAGCTTACCTCTACATGCGTTGCTTTACTTGAGGCCGCTGCGTCAGCCCTTACGACATGGGGGTTATTCCACCAGACATTACTCCAGTTGGTGTTTACTACGATTTGATACTGATTGGGGTAGGCTAGTTGAATATCACGAACAAGAGCGGTTAGCAACACAGTGTCACCTAGTGCCCATTTGTGCTTGATGACAAGCTGAGTCTTACTCACTTACGACCTTTGCTTGTGCTAGAGATGGATGGAGTAAACAATGATTTCGCAGATGTGTGCTTAAAATTACGCTTGCTGCGTCTGTGTTCCACTTTTCAAAGAATTCTTTACCGCCCTCTTCTGGGGGGAAAGGAATTTCAATAGTATGAAATGCTTTGCGGTCAGACAGAAATGCTTGTTCACTCTTCCAGCACTTAAACACAGCAACCATAGCTTCAAGTTCAAAGTTCATATGAACTTCAACGAGTACGCAGTAAGCTTGTTTGATAGGTTCTAAATCGTGGGGATCTTCTACACTGAGCTGAACTGCCACTCGAGTTTTAAAAGGTATCATACTTGTTCTTTCTTAAATTGTAGGTATCTCTTCAATCATAGTAGCATTTTCTACCGCCTTTCGTCTAGCAGCAAAAGCATTAGCCATATCAGATCTAGCCTTACCATAGTACATAAGCAATACAGTCATATCTTGTATGGTTTCAAATTCAACTGGGTTTCCTTCTAAACTAATTAATCCTGGCAAAGGTAAGCCCATAGCTGAAGCCTCTCTAGCCAAAGAGAACACTCCTACGATAAGGGCAACATCAGAAGGGGTGATACCAAGGTGGTAGCCGTTACCCGAGTCCCATCCGGTTTTCTCTAGTGCAATCCATTCATTGTTTATGGATTGTAGTTTTCTAGCTTTAGCTTGAGATAGCTCGTCTGGTTCTGCACTCGGTATGAAATTTGAAACTTGATTAATTAAAGTTGTCAAATAAGCCCCAAGGTCTGAGCTTAAAGGAACTGGCATAGTAGAGTTCTTAACAACATTAGACTCATCTTTTTGATCTAATGTTAAATTATAGATATCCTCGTATTGGTCTGCTACTAACCTCTGTGTTTTAAATATTCCTAAATGAAGCATATAACCTCCTATGTTTTGATTATAAAGTTTATGGCAATAGCTGGCTGCATTATACTTGTAGCTGTTAGACTATTGTTAGTATAAGTGTGGCTATGGTTTGCACTTTCGTTACCTGTCGTTACTGTATGGGTATGATCTCCTGAGACATAGCCAGTATAAGAAGTAGAATATCCATTTGCACCACTTCCTACGATAATCTGCCCTGCATACCCTCCACCAAGAGCACTAAATCCGTACTGTGCTCTTCCCATGTTTCCGCTGCCCACACCATCGGAGTAATTCTGATGGTAATGGTTTGCAGAGATTCCACTAGTAGTCCCAGAGTGAGTATGATTAGCACTTTGAGTTCCAGTTGTAATTGAAGGAATATTGGAAGCAGTCAGAGTAACAGTCTCTGCTCCCGTAGTTGAGGCTAATGTTCTAGCTGTTAAACCGGAACCAGTACCTACGCCAATTGGACACCTACCGCGCATATCTGGTAAAGTAAATGTATCGTTAGAATTTCCAGCACCATAAGTAGTGCCAATGACTTTAAAAAGATCGCTATAAGTCTTTCTGCTTACAGTTCTTCCGTCACAAACTAGCCATCCATTAGGGGCGGTAGAACCAGCAAACATTTCGATAACACCAACAGGAATTACAGAAGGCTGAACTGCTTGGAATGCAGAACCCTTTGGAGAGTTAGCCGGAGTCATTCCGTAACTAAATGCTCCTGGCATTAATATGCTCCCCCCATCACGCAAACTTGCAAAGCTGTAGTACTAGCTGTAGTAGTAACGCTAACGGAAGCAAAAAGCTTAAATGTAGGGGGTAATACAAGAGGGTTTACGAAAGTCAAAGTAGTAGTAAACCCAGCAACAGTAGTGGAAGGAGTTACAGCGGTCACAAGTATTTCTGTAAACAAGAAAGCAGTAGTACCATCCCATACCCATATGCCTACGATATTACCAGCAGTGGCTGAAGTAAAAGAAGTAGAGCAAGAGTTGACTTGAATACTATCAATCCTTAACCCATTAGTTGAAGCTGGTACAACCTCTACAATATTTGCTGCTGCTAGTGATGCTGTTGCAGTAGGAGCTCTAGTAGTACAAGCTGTTTGTGCTGCAAGTGTCTTTGCGACAAAGTATGGTGCTTGCGGAAAAATAGGTGTCGATGTAACTGGCATATGTGCTCCTTTTTAGTATAGACAATTATAACTACAACCCGCCAAAACTACTAGCGATTATAGTGTTAGAGGCTCCGGCAGCTCCAGCAGCTCCGGTAGGTCCAGTGGCTCCGGTAGGTCCAGTGGCTCCGGTTGCTCCAGTAGGTCCAGTGGCTCCGGTTGCTCCGGCTGTTCCGCTAGCTCCGGATGCACCGGGATCTCCGGTTGGTCCGGGTGGTCCTTGATCTCCAGTAGCTCCGGTTGCTCCGGCTGTTCCGCTAGCTCCGGATGCACCGGGATCTCCGGTTGGTCCGGGTGGTCCTTGATCTCCAGTAGCTCCGGTTGCTCCGGCTGTTCCGCTAGCTCCAGGTGCACCGGGATCTCCGGTTGGTCCGGGTGGTCCTTGATCTCCAGTAGCTCCGGTTGCTCCGGCTGTTCCGCTAGCTCCGGATGCACCGGGATCTCCGGTTGGTCCGGGTGGTCCTTGATCTCCAGTAGCTCCGGTTGCTCCGGCTGTTCCGCTAG